CCCGCCCCAACAGCCGCAAAGTGAAGTTGATGCAGCAGTGGAGCGGATTAGAAAAAAGCTTGAATCTATGCCGACAGCGCAGCGTGAAGCGCTGATGAACCTGATCGAGAAGATGTGAGGTAAGCCCGTGTATTACTTGTTGTGCGGCTGCGCCTTTTGCTTTTGGTTCATGCAGGCCTTGTTAAAAGGCAATGACCGTGTGCTATATGGCAACAGCAGAAAATATCGTTACCGTAGAAACCGAAAAAAGAAATGGTTCTGACCCGGTAAAATAAAAACCCCTTGTGCCGGGCTGGTGTAGCTCTGCGCAAGGGGTTTTCTGTTATTCTAGGCCTAAGGCTTGCTCCGCTGCCGGAATCTTATCAGGGTGTTCCAACAGCCATGCGATAAACCTGTCAATCTTAGCTCTTTCTTGTTCGCTCATTGCAGCATATCCTCCCGATCAGTAAATACGAATGTTCATTTGATATGATTATACATCTTTTGGTTGTGTAGTCAATGCAATTTGAACAACTTCGCAAAAATCGAACGTTTTCTTCACATCCGTTACTTTACATCGGGGAAGCCACGAGCGTTCAAGTCAAAAGGGACAACGCCTATCCATTTTTCCTCCAATCACAGCTCTACGAGCTGTCCGTCAATGCGTTCGATGCTGTCTGCCGGGTCTCGCCCATCGTCTAAGGCGGCTACGGCGCGTTCCAGGATGCCTTTTGCTTCGAGGTAAGCATCTTTATCAGCTTCATACCCAGAAAGGCTCAGGACAAGCTCCAGCGTCCGTCTGCGGGCGTATGGGACAATCAGAGCATCTACAGTTCGGTTCATTAGCTTTCCTCCCATGGTTCAGGTGTGTGTGGCTGCCCATCGGTAACGCTGGCGGGCATTCCGTCGATGATCGGCATACGTTCATGGTTCCAGATTGCAGTTTCTTTCATTTTGTGTTTCCTTTCTATTTGGAATTTTTTGACAATACAGTTATAACACAGGCTGCTGTTGGTTCTCCATAGCAGCTTTTTCCATTTTTTGGCTTGTCGAATCCGGCAGTTTTGCAGAATTTTGTTGAAAGGGCGTGAATTTATGGATGAATATTTAGTAAGAACGGCCAAAGCATTAGAGATGGCACGGATGCACTCTGGTCTAAGCCAGCAGAAGCTGGCGGCACGGATGGGCATAAATCGTGGCACGGTCGCCAATTGGGAGCAAGGCCTGGCAGCTATTTCCCTGCCAACGGCTATGCGCTGGTTTACCTGCTGTGGTGTATCGGCGGCTCGATACATGGACGCTTGCATTTACCCGGGGCTGCTGGAACATTTGGAAGATGACCTTCCTGGTCTGGAGAGGCGGCAGATTCTCATAGATGCTATGATGGAATGTTCTTCCTACGAAATAGATGCCTTGTTGTACATCCGGTACGGAGATCACGGATCAGACCATATGGGTGTGCTGACGGAGGTTCTGGCAAACCTCCACACACCGTTGAAGGACAGGGTCTCTGTTTGCCGGATGGTATCGGGCAACTACGAGATAGCGCAAGCTACCGGAACAGACCCAGACCCGAATGGAACCGCCCCGAAGATGGAAATTCTCTATCAGGCACAGGACGCTGGAACGGAAGCTGCTATGAAGTCCAACGATTCTTATACCGTGAATCCAAATAATATAACTGGCTGATTGTCGAATTATCGCAGTTTTTGAAGAACATTTTGTCCACTTTTTGTACACCTATCGGGCAAATTTACCTTGTCAATCCGTCCCCCATGAACTGTAAATCGACAACATTCGTGCGGAATAAATAACGAATTACCGTCAATCTATTGTCTGCGATTGGTTGGCTTGTCAATCTGTCCCCCATAGCATTGAATTAAAAGTTTTTCATCCACTTTTTGTACACGTTAGGTAAAGCTAACCGTTAAACGCTTCAACCTTTTGGATGTTGAACAGCTGTTTATTTAGTAGTATTCGCTTTGCGTTTTCCACTTTTTAAGAGAGAAAGAAAAGATTTTGTGGAAAATTTTCTTCTTCTGCTATTAGTAGAAGTTATTTTATAATCCTGTTAATAGTCTTGTTTTATATAATGTAAAGAGGTGTACAAAAAATGGATATAGGTGTACAGATTGTGGAAACGGGTGTACAAAATGTGGACAGTTAGGTGTACAAGAAGTGGAAACAGGTGTACACTCGCTATTGATTTGTACACCTGTTTGTGATATACTCTTATACGAGAGGAGGCGTGATAGGATTGTCTGATATTAAAGGCGGGAACTTGGTTGAAAAAAGCAGACAGCTTGTTTGGGCAAAGTTCACTGACTATACAGCAGGAGAGCTTCGGCTGCTTGAAGTGTATCTTAGCCGTATCAATCCGAGAGACCCCGAAACTTCAACGGTTCAGTTTACGTTACAAGAATATTGCGAATTTTTAGGGTTAAAAATCAACTCTAGGAATTTGAAAGCACAGGTTAAGCATTTCATCGACAACTCTGTTGAAGTTCCTAGAGGTGACGGTTCAGGCTCGTTTGACCTGTATCCCCTGTTCAGCAGAGCAACTGTAAATTTTGAACCTAGTTTGATGAACATTACTGTGTCGTTGTGCTGTAACCCACTTCTACAACCCGTTTTCTTCGACATTGCAGAGCGTGGATATGTCAAGTATCGCTTGCGCTACACAGCGAATATGAAATCGCAGTATAGCATTTTGCTGTATTCAATTCTCCGAGAGTTCATCGGACGTGGCGTGAGCCAGCCCGAAATTACGTTGGATAGATTAAGGGAACAGCTTGGTGCAAGAGAACCTAGCTATCAAGAGTTCAAGCATCTTAGGCGGCGTGTCATTGATATTGCGGTAGCTGAAATAAACGAAGTATCAGACCTGTGCGTTGAATATGACAAGGTTATGAGAGGTCGCAATGCGGTTGCTGTAAAGTTCAATGTAGCTTTCAAGTCTAATGAGCCAGTCATAGACGTGGAAGCTAACGAGGTTGAAAGCGTAGAGCTAAAAGATGTTCCAAAGAGCCAACGACCTGCCAGAAAGCCCCGCAGCGGCGCATACGAGGATGTTGATTGGGCATCTATTGCGCCGGAGATGTCTAAAAGCCAGTGTATCTTGACCGCAAAGCTGGTGGCAAAGAGATTGCCGGAGAAGTATCCGAACATCAAGCCCAACAAGAAAAAAGAAGCTGTTGTGAACATCATTGAGAATGCATACAGGATTCTTGTCAGCGAGCGACTTGATAGGATTGAAAAAGACCCCGGCGCTTATATGTATTCAATTTTGAAAGATGCAGACCTTGACGATTATGCTACGTTTGATGATAGCTTCTTGAAATAGTCAGATGTAGCACATTGAGCAGATGATGCAGAAAGGAGCGAGAATGGGTTGGATTAGCGTAAAAGATAAGATGCCAGACAAGTACGTTCAGATTATCATTTATGATAAAGTGATGGGCGTTACTTTCGGTTATTATGGTGACTTCAAAGGCGAAAAATGGTATACAGATGATGTGTTGACGGATGCGTTCTATGGAAACAATAGTGAAACCCAACTGATTGATGATAATGTGTTATATCATGTAACCCATTGGATGCCACTTCCTGACGAACCGAAAGAATAAAGAAAGAGTGATAAAATGGCAAAAATCATAGCTGTCGCCAACCAGAAGGGCGGAACAGGAAAGACTACCACAAGCACCTGTCTGGCTGGTGCGTTGCAGTTGCTTGGAAAGAAGGTGCTGCTGGTGGACTGCGATGCCCAGTGCAACGCAACGGACACATACGGTGCGCAGACAGAGGACGTGTGTACTTTGTTCGATGTAATGACCCGGCAGGGTACAGTAGAGGAAGGAATCCAGCACTGCGAAGCAGGTGACATTCTGCCGTCAGACAACGCATTGAAGGACATTGACGAGCAGCTTGTCCGGGACATTGGAAAGAACTTCCGGCTGCGAGAAGCCCTTGAAAGAGTGTCTGAGCAGTATGATTACATTGTACTGGACACTCCCCCGCAGCTTGGTCTTGCACTTGTAAACGCTCTGATCGCTGCCAACAGCATCATCGTTCCCATTACAGCAGACCGCTATGCGCTTGCCGGATTGAGCCAACTTTCGCAGACCATTGGCGATGTTCGCAGATATTTCAACCCGACCTTGAAGATTGAAGGGCTCCTTCTGAACCAGTACAAGAGCCGTGAAAACCTGTCCAAAGAGGTCGTGGAGCAGCTTCCTGTGATTGCACAGAGCATGGGGACAATGCTGTTAAACGTGAAGATTAGGCCGTCTATGGGCGTTCGAAAGGCGCAGGCAGAGCGGCACAGCCTGTTTAACGGTGACACGGCAAAAAGTACCAGCGCAGAGGATTTCAAGGCGTTGGCGAAGATGATTGTAGAGGGAAAATAAAAATGGCTAAAAAGAAAACTGAGAATGTTGTGCGTCCAATTGCACATTGGGAACAAGCAAATTACAGCTATGTGGACTTAGACAACGGCGGCGTACGGGTAAAAGTGGCCGGTATTGGTTGCTCAAACTGCATGGCGAAGTTTAGGAAAAATTTTATGTGGGCAATCAATTTCTGCCCTAATTGTGGAGCTCGAATGGAGGCTGTAGAGGAATGAAGTCAACCAGCAAAAAAACATCCGGCTTGTTGGGAGGGTTTGACTTCCAGCCTGTTTTTTCGGAACAGACATTAAGCCGAAGTGAGCCAAAGGAAGAAGAAGTAAGCCAAACGAAGCCGAATAATGCCGAACAAGCACAGATTAAGCCCAGTGAAGCCACAGACAGCCATGCACAGCCGAGTGAAGCAGAATTAAGCAGTATTAAGCCGAAGCAAGCCAAAGACAGCGAAAACAAGCCAAGTGATGCCGTAGTAAGCGAAGGTAAGCCGAAGAAGCTGAAACAGGCAAAAGAAGTGAAGCGTTTGATTGAACAGGGCAATGTACCCGGTGCACTGGCTGAAGCTGGCTTGACAAAGAAAAAAATCCCGATGCCGGAATCGCATCAGGGCGTTGCAAGTGGCGATGGCAAGCGTTCCAAGCGTATTACCATCCTTATGAGTGAGGAAGAACGCAAGTACATCAACCGTGAAGCCAGACGGCACGGGATGACCATCGGACAGTATGTGTACGCTCTAGCTGCTGCTGCGGCAGATGGAAGGATTGAATTGGAGGATTTCTTAGATGAATGATAGTGAGCGACACCTTATTCGATTCGTTTGCGATGGCGATATGCGAAACGCGCAAAAAGCCGTTAAAATCATTTTGGATTCTATATCATCCAAAAAAGATGAGCAGTTCAAAGAAAATATGCTTCGCAAGTTGGAAAGCAAAAGAGAATTTATTGAATTGCCATATAACTTACAGCATCTTTTGATCGCAGAGGATACAGAAGAATTTCCAGAAGCAAGATTCCTTCTTAGGAACGAAGAAAAAAGTATAACGCAGAAAATCGTTGCCATTTATCGAGCATCTGAAAAATTGAATGAAATGGGCATTCCTTATTTACCGGCATTGATGCTTTATGGGCAAAGCGGATGTGGAAAAACCATGCTGGCTAGGTATATCGCACATAAAGCAAAACTTCCGTTTTTAAGGATTCAATTTTCAAGTCTAGTTGATTCGCACTTAGGGCAAACACAGTCTAACCTTGCAAGAATCTTTGATTATGTAAGAACTGCGCCTTGTGTACTTTGCTTTGATGAAATAGACGCGGTAGGCATGGCTCGCGGGCAAAAAGATGACGTTGGGGAAATGAACCGTGTTGTTATTGCGATTATGCAAGAAATGGATAGATTGCCGAACAATGTCATCATTATCGGAACAACAAACCGATTTGATAGGATTGACCCTGCGCTTACAAGAAGATTTCCGTTGCAATACGAATTAAAGCCGTTGTGCCGTGCGGATGCAGAAATACTTTCCAAAAGGTTCTTTGAATATGCAGGAGCACAATATGAAAACATAGCTTATGAAGATAACGTCCCCGCATCTACTGTTATCAAAGAATGTACAGAACGAATTGTAAATCAAGTTCTGAATCAAGAGGATTTCTTGGAGGATTGACGTATGATTGTTTATAGACCTCATCGTGGTTCTTTGGAAGATGCCATGAAAGAAGCAAAAACTTTTCTGAACGAATGGCAAATGAAACGGTATGTTGCAAATAACTGGAATCTTGAAATCGGAAGAAAAGTATTAGACCCCGAAGATATTATTATCGACAGCGAATCAACAGACGATGACCGTGTCGGTTGGAAAAATGTTCACATGGTTTGCGCAAACAAGCTGAACGGAGAGGACTATGTAGAAAAATACGGATGCCCGCAGTGTATTGGCTATTGTGCATACAATAGTGAATGCAAAGAGGAACGGGAAGTATGTGGATAGCAAAAGACAACTTGATATGTACAAGGCAGATATGAAACTGTACTACACAGATATGCCGAGGAATTAATATGACGAAGCAAGAGCGAGTTGCAAGAATTGCAAAATACTACACAACCTTCCACCTTTTTGGAGATTGGTATCTTATTCGGTGTTATCCTAGACACTGCCATAGCTGGAAACGGTTTATTCCGTTTTATACGCTAACACACATTAAAGAAGAATAATCTATGTGAAAGGAGAAAAATGCGCACATACAAGCCACACAAGCAAAGAAGCAAAGAGGAACAAGCCAAAATAAACGCAGAGGTAGCAAAACGTAAAGCAAAACTGGCTGAAAAATACAATACTGACACTCAATATTACAAGGGCATTCCTGTTGAACTGATTGTAAGAGAGGACTACGGTTGCTACAAAGCAAAGCGTTTCAAAATCAACGGTAGTAATCAAAACGTGTGGATTCCAAACTGCTATCTTGAAGATGACGGAACAATCAATGCGAATATGAATATTGATTTTGTATTCCGTAAGTCTGTAAACCAGTTAAATAAAGCTGGAATCACGCAAGCGATTATTGGCATCAAACGTAAAATGCCGGAAGCGGATGTGCCAAATCTCAAAAGCACAATGCAAAAAATCGGAGATAAGATTTAGGGGAGATAGATATGAGAATTGTAGATATTGAGCCTTTGATGGATGAGCTTTCCGAAGAAATTGATACCGCACGGATTCGAGGTGATGCAGAACGCATTCAAATTTTTACGGACGAATTAAATGATATAAGCTCCATCCCAATTATTGACGATTTGAACTCGAAACTTAAAATTAGTAGATGGGTTAGAACAAAGAAAATGATCGTCTCTTATCGCTGTGAAAAATGTGATTTTGAAATTGAAGGGGTGTCTTTGTATAAATATTGTCCTGAATGCGGAGCAAAAATGCAGAATTCAAGAGACTGATAAAAGCTGAGATTTAATGTATAGAAAAATCCCCCTGTGTAGTTTTTAACGGCTACACAGGGGGTTCTGTTTTACTTATCAGCAATGCAATCCCAGTAGAGATATGCCTTGCCGTCTGCGGCATCCGCGTCCTCAAGGAACGCTTTTGCCATGTCAGCGTAGAAGCCCGGAGTGTCAACGGACTGCCGCTTTGCGACCTGACAATAATCCGAGTACATCATGTTCATGACAGCCCAGAAATCATTCGGGTCACAAGTGATATTCCGCTGTTTGGCAACGTCCTGTGTCTGTTCCAGCGTCCAGTGACAGCCCTTCGTGCCGTCAGCATTTACCATGCTGTCGCACCATTCCTCCGCTTCATCGTGTGTGAGGTGCTGTCGTGGCATCTTGATGGAACGGCTGTCAGCGCCGCCACGTTCGTACTGTCCAGACCGCTTGTCCCAGTCTCCGCTCTGCGAAAAGCCGATCTGCGGCATCCTGCGCTCATACTCTACGTCAGGGTAGCGGGGGATAGGGTATGGGTCGATGTAGCGGTTCTCTTCCTGCGGATAGTAAGGATAACGGTCGTTGCCATCTTCCAGCTTGCGCAGACGGCGTTCCAAATCACGTTCCCTGCGGTCACGCTCTTCCTCAAGGCGGTCGCGTTCCGGCTCACGGTCTTTGTCGTGATCACGGAGCATCATCATGCGGCGAAAATTAGTCTTGCCCATAATCTATACCTCCTCAAGAAATGGACGCAGGCGCACCGGCGTGGGAGCGGCAGAAGCAGCCAAGATACTTAAACGTGCCGGTGCCGGTTGCAGACGTTGCCACACGGGTAGCGTAGCGGGTGCGGGTGCGGATGCTCTCGGCGGTCGCCTGAGCGCAGTTGCAGTCGGTCAGAGGGTATGCGGTCGTGCCTGCACCTATGGTAATGACCACAGGGGCGTTGATGGTGGTCGTGTCCGGCAAGCTCTGGGCAACAACAATGCAATATTTTTCGCCCGCTGCGTAAGACCCGGCAGGGATGTTAATGGTCAGCGTGTCGTTGGCGAACGTGACTGCCTGGCTGATGACCAAGTGCGGGCAGAGTTTGCAGCTTGTTTTGCAAGCCATAGTGTTTTCCTCCTATAAAATCAGGGGCAGAGGTGTCTTACCCCTGCCCCGATGGTTCACCCGGTGTTATCGGGGAGTGTGTAGGTTAGCAGCCGCAGCAGCAGTTCACGCCCACGTTAGGGTTTGCCACCTGATAAGCGGGAATCGGACGAGGATTGACCCGATTAAGGATGGTATCGGTCTGCTGGGACATCACAGTGGTCAGAAGCGCATTCTGACGATCCTGAGAAGCGGCGAACTTCAGGTTCTGATTCTCAGCGGTCAGAGTGGCAATCTTATCCTGCGTGAAGTAGTCCATCATGCTGCGGAAATTGGCGTTGCAGTTGTCCACGATGGCACGGGCGTTGTCTGCGATAGCCTGACGGGTAGCGCAGTCCTGCTGTGCAATGGTGTACTTCAGGTCGCCGATGAGCTGCTTGTTCTCGCAGCAGCAAGATGCCAGCTGCGTGGAAAGTGCGGTCTGACCCGCCTGCCGTGCGTTGCCCTCCTGCATGATGGCGAGGCTGATGGCGTTGTCGCCGTTGGACACGCTGCGTTCCAGACCGTTCACGAGCTGTGCGTTCTGGTAGCCGAGCTGACAGATGGCGCTATTCACGCCCGCAAAGCCGTTTGCGATGTTGGCGTTCACGCCGTTCATCTGCACCAGCTGGTCATAGCCCAGAGAGCAGATGCCGCTTTGGATGCCAGCCAGAGAACGGGAAGTGTCCTGCTGGTAGAAGCCCTCCGACAGCGCCGCACGAGTATCTGCACCGCCCTGACCGGTTGCGCCAGTGCCGACCAGATAGGGGATGTAGCTGTTCATGCCGTTGTCACCACCGTTTCGACCGTAGCCGTTTGTACCCCAGCCGAAGATGATGGCGAGGATAATAACCGCCCACAGGCCTTCGTTGCCGAAGAAGCCGCCGTTGTTATTACCGCCGTCCTGCCCAGCCAGATAGCCAGTTGCAAAATCGTCCATAACAAAACTCCTTTCAGTTTTGCGTTATGCTATCCCACCGCCGTGTGCGGTGGGCGAAGCCAAATAAAAGCGGTTTTTATCAAGTCCGCAAAACTGAGAAGCGTTTCGCTTAGAGGGATGCGTTATCGGGGCAGCGTCAGGTTCAGGACGCTTGCCAGCTGGTTCAGGTCAATGCCACGCTCTTTGGCGAGGTTCTGTGCCATCATCCTGAGCTGCGTTTCGTTCTTGCCCTGAATCAAGTTCAAACCCTGCATGATGGGGGCATTCTGCCCGCTTAACTGCTGGATAAGCCCCATAGGGTTCTGCCCGGCACGAGCAAGGTTTGCAAGCTGCATGATGGGGCTGTGCGTAATCACATCAAACGGAGAGGACATTGTTATTCTCCTTTCTTTGCTGTGGCAGTAGGCTTGGAAAAGCTCTTCTGCCACTTTTCCAGTTCATCCAGCCTGTGGACGAGGGCGTTATACTCCTCAATAGGCACATACTGCTGTGTCGGTGCAGCAGTCTGCTGTGCCTGTTGCGCTTGTATCTGCCGCCATGCTTCCGGGCTATAGAACTCCTGCACATAGGATTCGCAGGTGTCCGGGTTCAGCCGCTTGCAGTAGATTACACCGCTGCGCAGGTCGGGGCAGTAGGTCGGTCTGCCGTACAGGTCAGACGGTATCGCCAAAAACTCTTCTCTGCTGGAAACAGGTCTACCAAGCAACCAACCTCCGTCTTGTGCCGACTGCTGAACAGGCTGCTGCCCATTCATCGGCTGCGGACGCTGCGGCTGTACCTGTTGCATCTGCGTATTTGGCAGGGGAGTGGCAAGTCCTACTGTACCCATGCCGCCGTAAGGATTGACAGGCTGTTGCGGAACATAGGGCGCTCCGGGTGTTGGGTAATAGCTCATGGTTCATCCCTCCTATTGCTTTCAGTGTACCGAACTGGCAGAAAGTAAGAGACAACGAAGGTACAACGAAGGACAAAAAGATTGATTAGAACTTGATTAAAGATTAATTTGAACTAATACAACTGATACAAAATAGACAAAAAAGCAAGGCATAGTTTGGTGGCTATGCCTGTATCAACTGTATTAGTTTTGTGGTATAATCAGTACAACAAAAAACGAACGGAGGAAACGAATATGGAAAACACTACCATCCGTAATCTCGGCAAGCTGTACCGCTTGCTGGACGAAGCCTGCACCCCTGACCATGTAAATCAGGCAGACCTTGACAACGCAACGAGGTTCCCTGTGCGTGGCGTGACGATGAAGATTACGCTGGCGCACAAGCTCCATAAAATGACCCCGGAACTTGACAATGCCTGCTCCTACGTCCTGAAGGACGTTGACATTGAGGATGCAGAGAAAAGCTATTCGCTCAAGGCGTTGCCGATGGAACAGCAAGGGTTGTTCATGATTGGGTATAACTCGCCCGATTACAAGACGCTTGGCGTGTCTGCCGTCAAAATCAAGGCCGCCAGAGAAAGCGCAGGATTAACCATCCGGGCCTTGGCAGAAAAAACCGGGCTGTCCACTGCAACCATTCAACATGCAGAGTCCGGCAAGGCAGTCTCAAGAGTGTCTACCCTCGAAAAGATCGCAGCCGCTTGCGGCGTTACCATCGCTGATTTGCAGGGGTGAGCCGCATGATATAGCTGCTATGTGAATATCGAGCAGTTTCCGGGCGATTGCATCCTCCATGCGTGGAGTATATTCCCGGAAACGCCTGGTACGAAGTTATAAGGGATGGAGACTTGCCGGGCTTCCATGTCCCAAAAAATAAAAAATCCCCCGATGCTCCAAACGGAACACCGGGGGTTTCAAATATCCGCCCTAATGCGCTTCTTCGAGAGGCCGGGAGGATTTGTTGATGTTATTATACCACAATTCATGCAAAAAGAAAAGCCAGCGGGTAAACGTTCTTCCGCTGGCTCTCTGTACACATTTCTCCGAAGTGTGTGTACTCTACTTCGGACGGTATAAACAGTATATCACACATTCAGCATTTTTTCAATGCCTTTCAGCCGGTAGCCTATCGCCGTCCGGCTGTAATGGGTCTGTGCTGCAATGTCCGGCAGCGGAAGCCGCTCAACGTACCGCAGTAAGGCTATCTTACGGTCTACCCTCCCAAGCGGTGCGCTTTTGATGGCGGCGGTCATTTGCTGTCGGTCAAGTTTTTGCAGCGCAGCGGGCAGCACTACACGAGCCGCCGCCACAGGCAGCACCGAGCCAGAAGGGCTGCGGAAGCTGTCCGGCGTTGCGCACCATAGTGCCAATGACGGCAAAATGGTATGTTTTCGTGAGGCCGCGAAGACGTGCGCAGACCATTTTCGTGATGTCACGAAATTGCTCTTGTGCGGCATACATTTTGTTGGCGTCAACAAAATGCTTGTATGTAGTGCTTGCCATAATAACCTCCTTACTGCTTTTGCAGCGCCGCCTTTGCGCGGTCAAAGAAAAACTGGATCACCCGCCCGATGGTCTCATCGGTGATGGCCCAGCTGATGAGCCTGCCGTATTTGCTGGCGCTGAGGGCGGCCCGCAGGGTCTTTGCCACCCACGCTTTGCGCTCTGCGCCGCGTTTAGTCCCCTGAATCTCCTGCTCTGCCCGCTCGATGAGGTCAAGCACCAGAGGCTTTACGGCGGCGCCGTAGCCCAGCCGGATGCAGCCCAGGGCGTAAAAGATAAAGCCGCCCAGCATCAGCACAGCCGCCACCGGGGCGGGGATAAGGTCAAAAAGCTTAGTTGCCAGTGCTTCCATGATTGGTCACTCCTTTTAACAGATAGTTGTCGATGTCGGCGCGGCTCTTCTGCATCCCCTCGCGATTGTTTCCGGACAACTGCGCATCCAGAAGGTTGCGCACCCCGTCGAGGGTCAGACGGCTCACCTCGTCGATTTCGTCAAAGCGGCGCTGGTCACGGGCAAGGGCTTGTGTGTGCTGAAGCTGGCCCTGCTCCAAGGTGCCGATGCGCTTGTCCATCTCATCCAGCCGCTTGTTCTGCACGTTGTCCGGCTCCTGCGCCTTTTTGATGTACTTGTGGATGATTTCCAGCACCTTGTCGATGGTGATGGCTGCAGCGCACAGGCTGCCCAGGATTCCCAGTACCCACAGCAAAGCTTCTTTTTCGCTCATGCGCCCTCCCGGAGACGGGTCAGACCCTTCTTGCGGATGATTTTGGGGTAGTTAATGGTGGTGACGTTGAGGTCTACGTTGCCCGTGATGCCAGGCACGCTGCCCTTGCTGGTGTGCTGGTGAGCGTTGTAGTTAAACGTCACGTTGGGCGTTTTGCCGGTGTAGTCGGCAAGCCAGACGTCCCACCGAGAGGACAGCCGAGCCATGTCCAGCTCATACTTGTAACCGGTGTAGGTGTAGAGCTGGGCGTAAAAGCCCATCTTCTCCACCTGTTCCAGCGCGTAAGCGGTCAGATTGGTGAGGTCGAGGGTGCTCATGGGCTTGAGCTTGTTGTCCTCCACGTCAACCGCCACAGGCAGGGTCAGCTCCTTGCCCCGCACCGCCTGCCGCAGCAGGGCAAGCTCTGCATCGGCCATGGCCTCGCTGGTAGCGTAGGTGTAGTAGTAGACACCCACGTCCAGCCCGGCAGTTTTGGCGTTTTTGTAGTTGTCCTCAAAGGTCGGGTCGATATAAAGGCCGTCTGCTCGTTTGGAGAGCTTTTTGTTGGTGGATACCGTCTTGAGCATGACGCCCTTGTAACCAGCCCCCTTGATAGCCTGCCAGCCCTCCATTTTGATTTTTCCCTGCCACCGGCTCACGTCGATGTACCGGTAGGGCGGGTCGCCCTCCCAGCCGGTGACAGCCTCTGCCTTGGGGGCTTGGGGCGCAGGCTCAGATTCGCCGGTGTCCCGCTCGTCCCCCGGGCCAAAGATAGCCCGCACCAACTTTTCCAGCAGTTCCAGCAGCTTACCCATTGTAGTCCTCCCCCGTGATCTCCTTATACCGCTCTGCGTCGATCTCGCCGTCGGTCACCCGCCTCGCCAGCTCGGCTTTGACTCCGGCGCGGCGGCTTGCGGGCATCTCTGCCCAGGTCTTGGTGCCTGCGACCAGTCTGTTTGCCCAGATTTTATCCATTTTGAAATCCTCCTTACTTGTTAACGGCGGCATCCAGCTCGCACAGCGAGTCTTCGATGGTCGCCATCCGCTCCTGTGATGCCATATCCTGCTCGCAGAGGGCGTCTTCCATCTCTGCGGCGGTCTTTGCCAGCCGCTCCGCCACGGGGCCGGTCTTGTCGGTCATCCGGTAGTGGCGATCGATTTCGTACCAGTCATAGCAGCGCCCTTCGGTGTCCTCCGCGCTGCGCAGCTTGCGGACGACCCGGAAGCTGTCGGTGATGGTCTGGTCGGGATACTCCCGCTCAAGCTGGTGATAGCCGGTCAGGCTGGTGTGAGCGTCGCCGACGGTCTTGAGGACCTCTGCGCCGCCCTTTGTGCCAAAAACATAGTCCACGTCAGGTTCTCCTTTCTCCGATGCTCTCGGACGACGTGCTTCAGGTCGCGGACGACCCGCTCTCCCCGAAACAACCATTGATAGAGATGATAATTGTTGCAGTGCCGCAGCTGTCCCAGCCGGGAAAGCAGGCTTGCAGCCGACTTGGGGTGGATAGGTCTGCCCTGCCGGATGCGGCGGCGATACCTTGCCATGGCCCGCTTCATGCGGAGCAGATTGTGCTTGCGCGGGATGGTGTACCCTCTGCCGTAGCGATAGCCTACGGCATCCGGCAGACGGCCTTTGGTGCGCTCATAGCCACGCCGGGGCGGGGCCAGCGGCACTTTGCGCTGCGGCTTTGCCACCGGAAGCACCTGCCAGTCGCCCTTGAGTTTCAGATCGTGGGCGCTCAGCCAGCCCTCCACAAGGATGCGGAGCTTCCGCAGCTTGCGCTTGTTGGGGCTGAATGCGGTCATATTGTCCATGTACCGGGCGTAGTGCTTGCAATAGCCGCTCTCCCGGATGAGCCGGTCAAGGGGCTGCAGCACAGCGTTGGCAAGCCACTGAGACGTGTAGGTGCCAAGCTGGATGCCGTTGCGGATGATGCGCTCGATGAGGCCAAGGACGCGGCGGTCTTTGTAGAGCTGGCGCATTCTCGCCATCACTACTTCCGGGGTCAGGCTCTCGTAAAAATGCCGGATGTCACCGCAAAACTCGTACTTCGTGCCTTTGCGGTCATACTTCAGCCAGCGCTCGATCGCTTTCTTCTCCCGCTCCGTTCCCCGGCCCCGGATGCTTCCGCAGCAGTAAAAATCCATGCCCTGCATCATCTTCGGCTGCAGCGCCTGAATAAGGGCGTGATGCACATACTGGTCCGGCCACTGCGCCGGTTCGCTGATGATGCGCCATTTCCGGGCGCTGGTATCCCAGCGCTGGGAGACATGGGGCGGTTTCGGCTCAAAGCCTTTGATGAGCATACGGCGCAGGTCTTTCACCCGCTCCGCTTTGGTTTCTTCCACCCACGCCGTGCAGGTGTTGGGGCGGTGGCCCTTGCACCAATGGTGGGTGCGGTTGACTTCGTCGATGGCAAGCAACAGATTATCGTCTGATATTAGCGTATCAAAGAGCTTTCCAGCTCTTTTCATCGGGATACCTCCTTTTAGCTGTACAGGCTTTCCATCGCCCCCTGCGGAGTGTACTAGCCTGCTCCCAAAATGCCTATCTTCACCATGAGGTGTGCGGCTGTCTGTGCCAAGAATCTGTGAGGTTGGAAATATCAAAAAGGAAGCGGCAGCCGATGTTCCCGCTATAGTCCGACGCGGTGTTGCAGCTGACGTAGAACAAACCATAGTTGGAGTTGTGGCTATAGTTACCACCAACGTAGAGGCACGGGTTCGACGAGCTGAAGTTCCAGTTATCGCACGAGGCCTGAGAACAAAAAAACACCGGCAATGCACAGACAGTCCCATATAAAGTTCAGCGCCTTACGGCGCGGTTATCTGCGGGGGCTGCGGCCCCCTCAGACTCCCCCGTTGGGGAGTTCCTGGAGGCGGCAGCCGACGTACCCGTCATAGCCCGACGCGGTGCCGTAGCCGACGCAGAACAAACCATAGCCGGAGTAGTGGCTACAGTCACCACCAACGTAGAGGCACGGGGACGACGAGCCGAAGCCCCAGTAATCGCACGAGTACGTTGTGTCACTACCGGACGCGGATGTGGGGATAAACACCGGGAAGCCGCCGTTTGTCTTGACCCTAAATGCGGACGGCCAGCCATTGGACGGAACGCCGACCGCCGTGCCATTGCTGCTGTCGCTGAACTCGGAGGGATTCAGGATGATGTTCAGGCCGTTGCCGTTGTTGTAGCAGCCATCGCACCAGTCCAACACGTTATCCCACAGGCCCTCGATGTTGCGGTACTGCGTCCCGCAGCCATAGGTTGTGCGGCTGCTCTGGGTCGTACCGGTGTGGTACGGCATACTGTCGGTGTAGCCCATCGGCTGCGGAGAGCTGTTGTTGCCGCATCCATAGCCGATTTTCGCCTGACTGTTCCAGTCGCAAAATTCGACGATATAGAGCAGCCAGAGCGTAAACCTCATAGCAAAATCGCACTGCCAGATGGTTGAGCCGAGATTGTGGATGCCGGAGCGGGCCGAAGAGCGGGTCATGTTCGCCCTGGGGCTGCCGGTGCCGCTCTTATAGGTGCTGTTGCAGTGGTATCTGCCGATGTACACCACGTCCCGCTCACCGTGACCGTCGCCTCTGTCCATGTGGGCGGGGCTGACGCTGTAGCCCTCCACCGCGCGGTCGGCGATCTGAATGCTCATGCCCCTGCCGTTTTGGGTCAGCTTGTACCAAAATTTCGGGATGCTGACCATCGTGCCGCCGGTGCGCTCGCTCTTTACCATGCCCGCCCAGGGCTGTAAGTTGTCAAAGGGACTGCCATAGCTGCTTGCGCCCGCGACATACGGCACAGGATCGGTAAAGTCTGCCGCCTCGTCGGTGCGGCTCCACTTGGTGGTGCTGGTGCCGTCCCAGCTTGCGCCGTAGATGTGGGTGTATGCAAGTTCAAGGGGATAGTCCTTGTACTCGCTCACCTCCAAGCTGCCCTCGGCGGTCTCGTCGCCCAACGTGGCCGTTACCGTCCACGTGCCAGCGATGGGCAGATACAGCTTGATGCTGCCGCTCTCCGGCACCGTGCCGGAGACGGTCTTGTCCCCGCACTGGGCGGTGACGGTGCTGCCCGCCTTAACCGTGACGGTCAGGGTGTAGTAGGTCAGGGTAAGGGTCTTGGTGCGGCAATACTCCGCCTGCATTGTCTCCGTGGCCACGCCGGTGCCGAGCGTGGCGGTGACCTCCCACTCGCCGTCGTGGGGCAGGGCCGCAGAAAAGCTGCCGTCGGTGGCCGTGCCAGTTACCTTTTTGTCCCCGCTGACTGCGGTGACGGTGCTTCCCGCTTCCGTCTGCACCACCACCCGGGGCAGTACGATGCTGCCTACAGCCGCAGCGTCCGCAGCAGCGCCGGAGATGGTGAGGGTCTTGTCGGTCTCGATTTTGATAGCGTTGATGCGGTCGCCGGTGGCTTTGGCGTCTGCGGGTGCGCCCTTGACTGTCAGGGTGGGGTCGGTGCTCACTACAGCAGCCGCCTTGTCGGCGCTTTTTTTCGCTTCTTCTGCGGATGAGGCCGCAGCGTCTCTGCTTGCGGTTGCAGAGTTTGCGGCTAACTCAGCAGCGTCTTTTGCGGTTGACGCAACGGTTGCGGCGGCCTCCGCCTTTTCCTTTGCAATGTCAGCCCCTGCAACATCACTCAAAGTGTTGAGGGTGTCGGCGTTCATTGGAGTACCCTCGACAACAGGTTCATCATTACGAATCAAAGTGATGATTTCTGATGTGCCATCAGATTTCATCATAGTCCAACGCCCGGGATATTTTGCTTTTCGGTCAACAAAATGCATAATAGGGTTCACCTCCGCATATTGTATCTGAACAATAAAGTAAATGGTCCTTTGCCATCGCTTCAATGTCAGACAAAACTTTTTCTACTTGATTGATAACCGCAAAATGATAACTCAGCGCCTCGGGAGTTCCCGGGGTAGAACTTTTGCCACTGCATTTGGAACGAATGGCTTTCACGTTATCAATCCACCGAGTGGCATCCGCAACGGTCAGATAATCATTGATTGTCCAACCAGTTTCCGCAGGCACAGTTAAACCGATTGTTCCTGAAAAAATAAGCTTGCTGTCGTCGCCGTAATAAGCGCTTCCATTTGTAATGTTGACGTAGTCGTTTGCGACGACCCATGAGGGCTCGACAGAGGGCGGGTAGAAGTTGTTAGAGGCGGCGAAATAGAGCTGGTATTCGACACCCTTTTCCAGCGGGAAATCGCCCATGTCCAACACCACGTCGTTGTAGCCGCGGACAATGTCGGTGAACTTGTCCACTAGGGCGGTCGTGGAGCCGTACTTGCGCAGGACGGTGCGCATCGTGCCCGGCACATAGCCCTTGACGCGGAATTCCAGCGAGCGGAGCAGCAGGCCCGCTTTCTTGGCAGTCAGCGGCATAAAGAACTCGTACTTGGCGGGATAAGTGTCCCACGCGGGGATGTCGCCGCTTTCATTTTTCGCAGTAACAACTTGAATGTTTTGCTGTACAATCCTTGCAGAATAAGATGCGCCAACGATTTCAGCAAGTTCTTTGATTCCGTTTTCAATGCGGTTGTAATCCGTATAGCTCAGAGCGCCCTTCATGCCTGCGGCCCACTCGGCCTGTTCTTCCTCTGTCCATGTGCCGCTTCTCGCCTTTGCGGTCAGCTCTTTTACCCGGTCTATATCTGCCTGCGTTCGGTCTGTAATCCACGTTGCCATACTTCACCTCTTAAAAAATCAGTTTGCCGTCGGCGTCAATAGCAAGAGACTTTGGGACGGTAAATGCAGGGTGAACAACATTATCGTACTTACGAGGGGTTTCATCATTGGTGGCGTAGGAAATTGTCTCTGCGTTGGTATTCACTTGTAACGTAGAATCATACACGGCGTATGCATTTACAAGTTTGCTAACTAACAGAGGCCGCCAGTACTTGTTGGCGCTTGAACTTGTGCCAGCAATATCACGAAGCATCTGAAGCGAGTACAGGTAAGGAGTTCTCGTCCAAATAGATCGTCCTCTGCTGGAGCCCTCCATGTCAGAGGCAAGCATCGTTTTCAGGATTCCAGATGCATTTTGCAGGGGAGTGCCCTCGTTGTGCTTATAGCTCGGGCTGCTAGTTGTCCAATTCGGAGCATCAGAGCCTTCCGTGTCGTATCCAAACTCGTGGTGAGAAAGCAGAAAAATGCTTTTTGCCATCGTAGTCACTTTGCTACTGCCAGAATTGCAATAAGAGTCAGAAAAACCGGGAGTATAATAGATAGTCGTCTTGTCGATAGCTTGCTTCTGGGCGGAGCTGAACGAGTTGAAGTACTCTCCGTTGAGCCAGCTGTTTACGCTGCTGCTGGCGTAAGTAGACCATGTAGAGCTCCAAGCCATGATAGCCGCGTAGTGTTTTCGAACCAGAAGAGTTCGCCCGACTCCATTCAGCTCGCTTTCGTAGTCATGTTTTGCAACGATGAACTCGGCCACGTTGCCACCCTCATTCATAAGAACGGTGCTGCCTTCCGCAACATCAAACAGATTGTACGACGCCGTAGCGAAGGAACATTCTGCGGAGACGCCGCCTGCTGAAGCTGTGACAACAGCCTTGCCCGGAGAGTTCCACTTGACTTGGCAGGTGGATTTTCCTTCTGCATTCGTCAGAACGTGAAGGGAGACGATTCCTTCGGGAGAAGCTGCCCAGTTGATTTTAGGAGAGTCAATAGAAGCAGGGGAGAGGGTAGCAGACAAAATAACGGACTCGCCCCATCCAAGCTGTTCGCTGGTATGGTCAAGAGACATAGCCTGAGCATCTGCCATCATGTACCCCTCTACAGTACCTTTGAAACACCCATTGAAAGTGTACTTTACATTGGTTGCCAGCAAGACAGCATCGTAATTGAACTGATGGTGAATCTTTACCATATCAAGAGCATCAATAGTAGGGCTTGCCCGATATGTGAGAGAAGCCTTGCGGCGGTTGGAAAGGACTCCATAAGACTCTGTAAGGGCATTCCTGGATTTTGCAAGGATGTCCTTTGTGAGCATAACATTGCTCAAAGTCTGGCTGACGCCTTTGCCCGAAGGGCTTTCGGGATAAGCGTAGGTAACGCCACCTGCGGTGGTCACCACGTTGAGCATATTTTGAGCAAAGGTGATTTCCGGCCAAGAATAATTGTTCAGTACTGGAATGTCCAACACGGGATTGGATGTATCGGCTCCGTAGACTCTGTTAATTTTTATCACGCCATCACGAGTCTGGTACAAAGCCATTCCAGCAGCGTTTGCCGCAAGCTGCAAAATATCGGAATTGTGATAAGTAGACTCATCGCTTGTAATGTCGGTGGAGTAATCTTTCAGTTCATCCGAAATATCGAAGGTAATTTCATCCGCTTCCAACAGCTCCAAGGCATCGTAGCACATCTCATAGAGCGTGCCGTATTTTCTTCCGGTGTACTTCGTGCTGGATAGATACAGGAAAGCGTCTCGCGCCTGAAAGGACGCCTCAATACTGTTGGCAGGGACGCTCCACTCCGACAGGAAGAACATTCCTCCGCTCACCCATTCAGTCTTTCCATCAACATCCATTCCATAACGAACGGTGACAGGCTGGCGCTCATAGATGTACTTGTAAATCCCTTGAGGGTTTACGGAGTCCCATGCGCGGTCACTGTTGTCTAAACTAAAGGAAATCGACTCCTGAGAAAGCTGCCCGGAGATAGGGTCTCTTGCAGAAGAATGGCTGTAGGACAAGATTTTGGTCTTGTCAAACACCAGATACCTTCCGATTTTCACTTGCTCGACCCTTACTCTTCGGTCGGGGAGACACCACTTCAGCACCTCTAGCTCTACAGCATCAAACCCGGAAAGTTCTACTTCAACGTCAGAACGAATGGATTTGTTTCCGTTCACAGTCACGGTTTTCAGCTTTTTGGCTCCAAGATATGCGCTGACCGAAAAATCTGTAGCGTATTCGTTAAACGCTGTAGACCAGCAAATTGAAACACCGGGAATCGAAGATTTGTTTTCGCTCGGAAGCTCAAGCCGAATAACAGGGTGACTTGAATCGTCAAAAATCTCGGCGCTCAAAAAACCAGTAGTTCCATACGGAGGAGAAGAAGGAACGATGCTACAGCTTCCATCAAGAACAGTGAGATTGGGCTCTCCTGTGGAATATCTCGAAATGGAAGCGTTATCAGAAAGCGCAATATTGTGAAAGGTGGAGAACGGGGCCGCCGATGACGTGACGATGGTAGCCTTTTTGTTGATGCCAGGTTCAGTAATTCCACAGGTAATCTCTACAAAAGATTCCGGGACGAGCGTTTCGTTAAATTTTTCTTTCCACTTATCGGAGACTTCAACCATGTGTCATACCTCCACAAGAGAAAGTTTGCACCCCGTCCATCCCATCACGCCACCGGTTTTCGGCCCTCTACGCCACATTCCGCCGGTGCGGTCGGAGACGTACATCTGACGGGTGGTATAACCGGCTGTGGCTTGGTTATAGAATTTAACAGTGCAGTAAAAATTCGTAGTGAAAAGACTCAAGATGTCGGCCCACTGCCGTGCGGTGAGGTAGTTCCATGACATGGAGACTTTTGCTACGTCATGTCGTACGACAGCGCCAACAACTTTACCCTGAACATTTCGCCCAGAGTCCACGATCGTGCTAGTCGTTCCCTCATAAGAGGAGGGTTCCGGCAGCTCTACGCCATTCACCGTAACCAGTGCAGGAATATTGGCCATCTGAACCATCCTTTCTTAGTAAGAGTAAACTTCAGTACCCATAATGGACATGCCACGTTCTTTCTGCGTTTTTTCAACGGAAGCAGTGAGCTGCTTGCCATCGAGGTACACTTTCACATCTCTGCCATCGGAGATTGCTTCTCCGTACCGCTGCCAGATGTCAAGAAATGCATTGTAGCAGCCGTTGTACACAGCATCTCTCATCTCTTCGGAGTTTCCACTTGCGGCAGAATAGGTGCCACTATACGAACCAGACCCATAGGTAGAGTCATAACTGGATGTGCCAGCATACTGAGAACTGTCGCTATAGTTAGAACGGCTGATACTGCCAATAATGCCTGCGATAGCAGCGGCAATCGCCACGCCACCGGCAACCATTGCAAAGCCAGTAGGAATGCCAAGTACAGACAACGTGCCACCGATTGCTTCCAGCATGGCGGTAAAAGCGCCGCCAATCGTAGTAATCAAACCAGCTACGCCAGCAAGCATCTTCGGGAACTGGCTCAGTAATCCGCCAGACAAGCCTTTACTGATTGCAAGCGCTGCGGTCGAGAGCGGAGTCTTCGATTTAGTGAACACGCTGGTAATGTTCTCGACCATCTTTGCCGTATTTTGTGTGGCAGCGCCAAAATTCTGAGTCAGTGCGCTCACCAGATTTTTGCCAATGGTAGCGGCTGTATTCAGCAGGGAAGAAGCTTGGCTTTTCAATTCTTTGCTCAGTCTGCCAAGCAAATCGCTTGCAACGGACTTGACGCGTTTACGCTGCTCATCGCCCATAGCGCCCCAGATGGAAGCAGCAATAGTAGTGCCGACTGTTTTCCAGTCGCCACTCTGCGCGGCCTGAATGAAAGTTTGCACCGTACCGAAGAAGTTGGTTTTGAGGTTGTTGTCGAGTTCGGCCCACTTAGAGTCTAGCCCGGAAATGATTCCGTTGACGTAGCCGGTACCGCATTCGATGCCATAATCCACCACCTCTTCGCCCTTGAGCTTGGTGGCGTCTACGAGTTTATTCGTAGCATCGTTGACATAACCGAGGGAGCCAGTGATGCCGTTTGCAAGGCCTTGAACGACATAAACACCGATTTGGTGAAACACTTGCGAAGGAGAATGAATTTCAAGCGCATCTTTGAAGCCATTGACAAAGCCATCAGTGAAGCTCTTAATACCATTTGTAACGGTACTCCATGCATCTTTTAGGCCGTTGATTAGGCCATCCCAGATGAATTTTCCAAGCTTTCTCAATTTGTCAGGAAGCTTTTTGAACTCGCCGACAATAGACGAAATGATTTTTGGAACTTCAATAACAACGAAAGCTATCATGCGCTCCCGCCATTTAGAAATAACGTCAAGAGCTTTGAGAATTGCAGTCCAAATATTCCCCGGCAGTTCTTCAAAAAACTTAACAACAGACGAAACGATTTTTGGAACTTCGGTTGTTACAGTAACGATCATGTTTTCGACCCACTCCCCGATTTTGCCGACGGCAAAGCCAAGGGCATAGCCGATTTTTTCAGGAAGAGAGCTGAACCACTCGCCAATGCTACTTACGATGTTCCCAACCTTTTCAGGCAGAGAAGTCATAAAGTCAATGACAGCGTTCCACTTAGTGACAATGATTTGTTTGATGGCATCGATACGCTGCTCAAAAACATTTTCGACATAATGCATTTTAATGTCGGCTTCTGCGGCAGCATCTGTTTTTTCGCCGCTCTCTTTAGCGCCCCATTTGATACCAGCCCAGTGAAGAACAAGGCCAATACCGACACCAGCAGCGGCAACGGCCCCAGCAACAGGAAGGCTTGCACCAACAAGCAATGCAACGCCAGCACCAGCAGCACCGCCAAAAATCCCCATCAGAGCAGTGATGATGGTGTCAAGAACGGGAAATTCTTTCAGCTTTTCACCAAGCGAGAATGTAATTCCCGCAAAGGTAATAAGACCTGCAAGACCGATAGAAAGCGTTGCGGCTGTACCAGAGGCTGCTCCAAGATTGGTGAGCAGTGTGATACCAGTAATAGAACCGAATGCCGTTGTTAAAGCAGCCTGAATCCATGTGCTTGCATCGCCAAGATTGGCTTCGCCAGTACCAAGTGCATAAGTAAGACCTGCAAGGCTCGCCACAAAAGCGATGCCCATGCCAAGCGTAACGCCATCCGCGCCCATTGTGCGCCAAAGAACAAAAGAGCCAAACGCAGCAGACACCACTTCGCCTAAAAGCTCAAGAGGATTTCCACTAGATGCGTAGCCTTTTGCAAAACTGAATACTAACGATGCTTCGACAACAACTGTTGCAATCGAAAGAGCCAACTTTTGCAAATCCGTCATTTTAGAAATTGCTGTTGCAATGTTCGTCAGGAAATTGGTGATTTTCCACAATGCGAGTGCAGCAGAAATAGCGCCAATAACCGGCAGCATATCTTTGATTTTCTGCTTTATAGCGTCAATCTGCTTTGCAAACTCTTCATTGTACTGCTTGAACATATCGTAGCCGGACAGGTCTACATCGCCCAAGATGTTGCCAGCAGATGCGCCGCTGCCAGAGCCAGAGCTTCCCTGTGTGGGGTCAATGATGTTCAATTCATCAAAGCCCATCGTGTAGTCCTTGAGGGCTTTGGCGGCTTTCTTTGTCGAATCGGCTGTATTATCCATTGCGTCGCCGATACCGCCAACACTGTCAGCGCTCTTGGTGAAATCAGTGAACACGACCTTCACACCCATCAGCTTTGCCACCCATTCAACGAACTCTCGAATGAGCTGCACGGCGGCAATCAGCGGAGGAAGAATGGATTTCATGGCAGGGTAGAGCAGAGAACCAACAGACTTTGCCAACATATCAAGTTGAGCTTTCAGAATCTTAATCTGGTTCGCAGGGCTTTGGATGGTCTGCGCAAGATTACCCTGCACGTTGGCAGTCTGCTTCATAATGGCAATGTAACGCAGAACCGCCTTATCTGCCTGAGACAGACTAGAAACCTGTTTGTTAAAGCCTAAAGCAAGAAGCTCCTGCTGTAACCGTGCTTGAGACAAGTCAACGCCCAAACGGCGAATAGGCTCAATCTCGCCAGAGATTGCGGAAGACATTGCGGTAAAGGTTTCTGCAACGTCCTTGTTCCAATAGGAACCTTCGTCATAGGCAAGCTGAGTCAGGTTCTTAGACAGAACGTAAGCTTTGTCGCTGGCCAAACCAAACGAAGTACCTAAGCTCTGGATGGTGGCCATGTAGGTCATCGCTTTGGTCGGGTCAACTCCAAGCAGGCCTTGCATCTTGCTAATGAGCGTATCTGCTTCACCGCTCAAATTGCCCATAGCATTATGAAACAGGTCTGTCGCTTCGTAAAAGTCATTGAATTTCGCAACAGCTTTGCCAAGATACTCAGCAATAGCTTTCAGCGAAACCAGCTTTTTCGCAGACAGCATGAAACCATTCAGCTGGTTAGACAGGCTGAGATAGCTTTTTTTCTGTCGTTCGTTGGCAGCAGTCACACGGTTTGCCTGTGTGACCACCTTGCTCAACTGCGGCGGCAGCTTTGCAAAAGCGTTGCCAACCTTGTCAAGCTGAGATGCAAGGGGAGTAAGGGCAGCAGAAATCTTCTGACAAGAGCTTGCAAAAGAATCAAGGTCTGTTGCTTTCAGCTTGTCGGTCAGATCAGGAACTTTTCCGATCGCATTGAAAGCGCTGCCAAGAGCTTTAAGGTTTGATGCGTCCAAAATAGACAGCGGAGCCAAAGCGTTGGTGAGCTGAGTAATGCTTCCAGACATGGAGTAGAAGTCCACGCCGTTCAAGCCGGAGACTGCCGTAGGAATCTTCTTGATTGCATTTACGACCGTGTTGATGCTCTTTGTGCTTGCAGTCGTGTTGACATTGGAAATTCCATTCAAAAAGCTGGTGATTTTGTCCAGCCCAGACAGGCCAGCAGACGCCTGTTTCAGCGCAGAAATGGAAGCGGACAGCTTATCAAGGCTGTTGACGACCTTTGTCACGTTGCCCTTTGTCCGCAAATTAGAAATGGCGGTAGCGAGCTTGTCGATATTAAGCTCTGCGCCCTGCGATTCCGCAGAGATTTCTACGGATAAGCTCGTAATATCAACATCAGCCATCGCTACCACCATCACTTTCCATCATAGAGAACATCATTCTCTTGATTCGCTCCTGCGCTTCAACTGCGCGTTGGTATTCATACTCGTCTTTCTCCTTTTGAGTAAGGGGAATCGGTCTATCCATGTACTTGATGGGGCTAGACCCTTTTTTTCGGAACATATTGCCAACCGTAGAGGAAAGCGCAGATGCCATGTAAAAACCGTTTCTCCATGCTTCTGCATTGGCTCTGCGTTCTCGCAGCTCCTCTGCGTCACGGTATACCTTAGCCAGCCAGACATCGCCGTACCAGAACTGGTCGTAGGTCATGCCGATGGAGATGTAATAGGCTTCTACATCGTGGAACAGCTTGGAGAAGGAAAACGGTTCTCCCTCTCCGTCTGATTCTTGAGATTGTGCGGTTACACAATCTCCCACGTTGCGTTTTTTGCGGTCTTGTCCTCAGTGTCAGTCGCCAGCAGAGACTTAGAAGCATCCATGAACATCTCAAGCAAAATGCCCATCAGTTCTTCCTTCTCCTCGGTATGCTGGAACATCTCGTCAACGTCCTTGCGCTTGATGCCCTTGTTCCGTGCAATGAAAGCGCCGTAGAACAGAGCACGGGAGTTGGACAGCAGATTGATCATCTGGGTGTACTGACCAATCTGAAAACCTGCACGTTCGGCGGCTTCCACGCTGTCACGGGTGAAAGTTAGTTCATAAGTGTTCTTGCCATCGGGGGAATGATAATTGATAACCTTTGCAGCCATAATAAATGCTCTCCTTTATAAATAGGGGCAGAACCAAATCCAATGTTCAGTTCTGCCCGGTTTGATTGATTCGATTTTTGCGGTTTAGCCGCCGTTGATGGTCAGCGCCTTAACGAACTTCGGCTTGGTGTGGAAAATGCAGTTGATGGTCATTTCCACAACCTCATCCACGCCAAAGCCGGACAGACCAACCTGATGCATACCCTGCCAAGTGAATCCGGAGCCGTCCTGCATCTTAATTGCATAGTACTTGTCGGGGTTCTCTTCGGCAGATTCATCGTAGCCAGCTTTCTGAACCGATTCGTAATCTTCCTTGTTGTAGTTTGCGGTAAACGCCTTAATATCGGACTGGTTAATACCAAAAATCTGCTTCTGCATCGGATCAGACAGGGTGGTGGCATCCAGAAGGTTCGGATCGGAAATCATATCCGGGACATCCTTGATGTCACACAACTTCGTCAATGCAGACTCGGTAGCACCACAATACAGGGTGGTATTCAGACCGGAGATAGCAGTACTCATAGAATGTTTACCTCCTTAGTTTCGGTAAATCATTCCGTCCTCTCCGATTGTTGCCCCATAGCTGCAATCAATCCGATAGACGGAATTGTTGTACAGCCCATTCAACGGGGCAAACGATTTGCGATAGAACTTTTTGGGTTCGAGAACAGAATCCACGATTCCAACAATAAAGCGTGCTTCTGCACTGCGCCCGGGGTTCTTGTTAGAGTAGACACGCACACGCAGGGAAACGGCGGCGTACTTGCTGTGATCGGCAGAATCAAGATGCACAGGCAAATTGTTATTTTCCTCTATCTGCACACACGGAAACCTCTTAACAGGGCTGTCACTAATTTCGCTAGTAACGAAGATACCGGGAACTTGCTTTCGCAGTTCCTTAGCAACAGCCGTGTAGATGGAATTGAAATAATCAATCAACTATTCCAAACCTCCCTCCACGTTGCTTCAACTTGAGAAGCCATTTCTTCAACAGCTCCCCACATAGCCATAGCTGGTTCGTTACCGCTGGTGTAATTCAACCGTCCCTTGACGGGAACGGTATCCACATAGGTTCCGGCATTACCGGGGTCACCGTAGTAGTACCAACGTCTGCCAGCACCTTTGCCTTGACCATAGGAGCCATGCGCACCAACACCGGGCGGCAGTTCGCCGCCATATCCGTTGTGATGCGCACCGGTACCAAACTCGATAAAGGCGACTGACTTGCCCTCTGCAATGATGGTGCAAATGTTTCCGTTCTGCTCAACACGACAAGAGACATCGTTGCTACCGGCATATTCTGCATTTGCAAAGCGAACTTTCGCCACATCAAGCCCTTTGTCAGCCAACGACTTTGCAAACTTTTGCGCCTTTTTGTTCAGGGCGGTCTTGTACTCCTGTATCTGACGTTCCGTATCACGAAGTCCGGCATCGCTCAGTCTCACTTTAATTTTCACTTGCAGCCACCTCTTTCAGCGCATACAGCGTGTCTGTAATATGCTCTGCGACCTTGACCACAGTGTAATTGAAGGGCTTTGAAACGTCCGTTTGAAACCAGACGTGTGTACCTTCGTAAAGCGGTGTGTTGCGCTTTTTGCTCGACGAACTGACAACGTAGCTGTAATCCGTGAACGCTCCAAAAGGGTTTGCTTCCGCAGAACCAGTAGGCGGGCTGACATTCAGCATCAGCTTTGCGGGGTCGCTCCACGATTCGTATGCGGATTCGCCAGTCTCATTTCCCCACTCGTCCACAACAGGCGTTTTCTCGCCGATAGGGTTTGAATACCAAAGCGGGCGCTTGTCCAGAGGGCTTCCATTGAACATCAGCCGATAACACCTACTCTCGGAACTACTTCGTTCAGCAGGGACTGCGCTACATCGGACGATTCCCACACACGAGTAATGCCATTATTGGTATAGCTCGTCTGTCCGTTTGCGCCGATGTGGTTGTACAGTTCCGCTGCAATGCGTATCTGCAACGACTGATACTGCAAAGGCAGCTCGTCCGGTCTGTTGCCGAAGGGGTAGCCCTGTGCAAATATCTTGTCTTTGGCGAAATCAAGCAGCAGGTCGAAGAGTGGGTAGTCCTCGTCCGTGACTTCACGGTCAAGTGCAGGAGCAATGTACTGTCCCAGCTTGACTGCCGCTTCGGAATACTGGTCTCCCATGCTGCCTTCCTCCTTTCGCCTCAGGTTTTCTTTTCATCTGCCTGCTTTTCAATGCACTCGCCATCTTTTCCAAGAAGACAATACTTGCAGAACTCGTTATTATCACCCTTGAGATTACATACTCGCTTGCGTTTACGAGCCTGATTCATGGCGTTTGCGGAAGCGGCAATAATGCCGCACATAGGTACAGGCATGATGTTTCTCCTTAGTAAGCCTTGATGCAGTACACAGCGTCCATGCGCTCAAAGGACGGCAGGACGATTTCGGAAGCGTAGACGTTGGCATTAACCGGATGAACGGTCAGCTCGGTGGTGATGGCAACGCCGGTGTTCACGATGGACACGGATGCACCAGACTGGCCAGACAGCAGGTCGGCTTCCTCAGGAGTAGTGCCGTACCAGACATTGCCCAGCGCGCCAGCGGGGGTGATAACCACCATGCCGTCAGGCAGATACTTCTCGCTTGCACTGTACTGGTCTGCCTTGAACATCTTGTCGTACAGATGAATCTTCAGACCGGTTGCAGATTCGATAATCTGCCGTGCTTCAGCGTCCAGCAGAACGGCGTTTGCCTTTGCGGTGACGGTCATGAACCGGTTCTTCACCTCATCCGCAGCAATCATGTTGCGGAAGGTAGAGGTGTTCATGTACACCTCAGTCACGACTTCGCCCACGCTTGCCAGAATAGCGTCCTTTGCGGCGTTCAGGTCTGCAATGGGAGTTGCGGTGGCAGCAGACCACTTAGACTTGGCGACACCACTGATATCCTTAAAGTTGGTGGATTTCCAGCCGCCGTCTGGGTCGTAGTTGTAGGTGTAGTTCACGCCGTTTGCCTTGATGGTGATGCCGGGAACGCCATTGGCGGGAGCCAGCAGCTGCCAGATCATGCGCTCAGGTACGATACGTGCGCCAGTGATAAGCTGTGCGGTGTCATCGTACAGGCGGTTCATCACGTCACGAGCGTAAGGGTCGTTGCTGTCCAGAACACGCAGGATTTCCTGACGGTCTTTCTCGCCCAGATGGTAGCCCTCACGGAAGAACGGCATCTCAGTCTCATCGAACTTGAAGCCCTCACGAGTGCGGAACGTAGCCTTTGCGTCAAATGCGCTGGGCATCAGGGATACGCCAACGCCCTTGTGGCCACGCAGCCACTTCAGGTCGAGACCAGCCTTCTTCTTTGCGGGGAACAGTGCGTCAGATGCAAAAGGCATCGCATTGGTAGGGTCATTCGTCCAATAGGCGGCAATCGCAGCCGGGGCAAAGACTTCCTTAAGATTCAGTGCCATGTTGTTTTACCTCCTATTAAGCGTTCACGCTGATGTTGTCACGGCAGAAGATGCCGGGGACGGCGGTCTTGAGTGCCTTGATTGCGTCAGCGTCAAAGGTGAAGCCAGAACTTGCAGCTGCTTTCTTGGTGTCGATAACGCCACGAATCAGCAGAGAAGCGTTGGGGTTCTCGTTCGGGTCAACGTCATACAGCAAAATGCCATCAGCGTTGATGGTCTTTGCGCCAGTGTCACCGGACGCGGTAGCTTTCGCGCCAGCCAGCGTCATGGGATAACCGGCCTTTACCACGTCAGTACCAGCAACGGTAAAGGGGATGGCGGTATAGTCATTGGAAGCAAGGATGGTATCGTTGATTCCGTTGACCGTGTTTCGGGTAAACTTCATGTTTTCCTCCTTGTTAATGGAAAGCACTCATTGCGTCACTCGATGCCTTAGAAGTATTTGCGTTCTGCTGTGCAAGGCTCTTAGCAAACGCCACGCCTTCGCTATCAGAACCGCCCTTGCCATCCGCGCCCGGAGGTGTGGGCATATCCTTCAGCAGAGAAGCCTTGTAAGCGGTGTCGTGGGCGATCATAAACTCCGACTGGAACTTAAACACCTTGTCCACGTCGCCGTCAGCCAGTGCAGATGCAGCCTTGCCAGCCAGTTCAGCATCATAACCCTGTGCAACAAACTTCTCACGGTAAGATGCAAAAGTTTTTTCCTTGATGAGGTTTTCCTTGTCGGCAGTCAGGGCTTCAATCTGCTTTTGCATCTCTGCCAGCTTGTCAGCCTGTTCCTGTGCGGCGTTCTCGTCATCGGTACGCTTTGCCTTGAGCTGCTTCTTATACTCGGCAGCTTCGCCATTGGCTTTCGTCACGGCGTTGCGCAGCTTCTCAACTTCTGCGTTAGGGTCTGCAACCTTTTCAAGCGCAGAAATGATTTCATCGGCGGTCATGCCCTCTTTGTAGGCATCACCAAGCAACACATTGAGTTTCATATCGTTAATTTCCTCCTGCGTTTTTTTACCGTTGCTTCCCTGCAACGCTGCGAAATTTGTATCCCGGCTTCCCTGCCGGAATATATCAGCCCGCTTACGCGGATTGATTTTTAGTCGATTAGTTCCCCTGCGCCGTTGTAAACCAGTTCTTCTTTCGCAGCATCAGGAGCGGCGAAAACGGTCGGGACAAGATAGACTGGAACGCCATACAACTTTGCAGCATCAATTTCTACAGTACAGCCGTTATACTGAAAGGCATTATCGCCGCAAATGCCGATAAAATAATCAGCCTGTGCGAGAAGTTCGATGCTCTTTCCAAGATACCAAAGTCCTTCAGTTCTGCACTTAGGCGGGTTATCTTCGATATAGGTCGGGATAACCTCAAGACTTTCACCGTACACTGCTTCGGCAATCTTGTGCAAACGGTCAAACGTCATCCGAATATTTTCTTCCGACCGATTCTTCATCGGGCAAGAAATAAACAGCTTCTTCATTTTTGCTCTCCTTCCTTTGCATTAGTCTGTTCGCCGACCATTTTGTTGGTGTCAACAATATGGTCTGTGGGCTGTTCCTGCGGCTTCGGTGCTTTCCCATCCTTGCCTAGCTTTCCGGCGGCAATCAGGAAGGGCTTGCTCATTTCGTAAGCAGCCTGCGGGTCAGGGAACAGACCGGGCGTAGTAAACGCCAACTGCGGGTCAATGCTCTGATTAAGCATCTGTGCAAAAATCTGAACCTTGCTCTGCTGGTTATCGTACTGACGGCGGGGCAGTTTGATATTGATGTCGCTTGCCATCAGCTTAGAACCAGCCGTATCACGCAGAATTTTGAGCATCACAGACAGGCTTTGACGTTCCGAGAACTTGAACATATTCTCGTACTGCTGAGCCCTTGCTTCGGTGTGATTCCAGCCATTACGGACGATAACTGCGCCCACGTTGTCAGACGTTGCATTCTCGCTACCGGTTGCACTAGGCATGGCAGTCAGGCTGCGGTACACGTTCAACATGGAATCAAGCAGGGTCTGGCTCTGCTGCTGGTCAAGCTCGTTTGCAATCTGTGAGACAGAAGCAGGCAGACCAGCGGTGGACTTCAGACACATTGCGCCAAGTTTCTTAACCTTGTTGAGCGCATCCTCGTCCACAAGGCAGTTCGTAAACACCATGATGGACTGAATGAACTGCGCCACGCCGTCCAGCCGGTTGCTTTCAAGGTCGTTGATGGCATTCAGCACGGGGATAGCCGGTTCAAACAGACCCATACGCTCCGGGTTCAGCTTGTATTCGACCATCGGCAGCATTCCAAGAGAATGATTCTCCGATTTTGTGACCTTGCCGTTGTCGATTTCAAAGTACTGGTTTGGCGTGTACACGCAAATCAGGTCGTTCAAGTCGTTCTGATAATTGCGTGGAATGTGCAGCACGTTGGCAATCGGCTTGTGACCGATGCCGGAGTTGTAAATCACATACGCCATGTCCGGGTCGGGAACGTCCACCAGCAGGGGTGTTTCGTCCGGGTAGTTACCGCCATACCCCTTGTCAGGAAGAACAATGCGGTATCCCTGTCCGCACTCCAACATCCACTGCCAGAGCCGCCGATCAAGCGCGTCCTTGCCCTCATACTGCAAGGCGTTAGACAGCCGGGCGATTTCCTCGCCGTCACCTGTTGCCGTTTCAGACCGCACATAAGAGCACGGCGTACCGCTCATATAGCCTGTGTAGAAGCCCACACACTCGTTGGCGTGGTTCTCTACAATGCGGTTCGTGATTTCAGCGTGATATTCCTTCGTGCGGAGGAGAACAGGCTGACTGCCCAAGTAGTAATTGTGCAAGAAGCGAATCTCATTCTTGTTCAGCAGATGAATAGGCTCTGCCTTGCCCATGACCACTTTCAGCACGTTCTCCCGATTGATTTCCGTCTCCGGCGTTTCAATCGGTCTGCGTCCGGTCAGCGGATTATTCAAAAAACCGCCAACGACCATCTGATACTCAGCCATGCGTTCCTCCTTTCCGGCAAAATAAAAAGCGCAGCAAGACAAACCTGTTAAGGTCTATCTCACTGCGCCAAAACTGCGCTTCAAAAGCTATTTACTTTTCCGGTGGATGGATAATTTTTACCCATCCTTCCCTTGTGTCTCCTTCGATAACGCCCTTGCATCTGTCGCACTTGAAATGGTATCGTCCGTCTACTTCACCAAGATAGCGATTGCAGCGGACGTTCTTATAGATTGGGTTTTGCCTAATACAAGGGCAACAGATTCTAACTAGCATGAGCGCTCCTTTCGCTGAATTTCTGGAAACAGGCTGTTGAGCACAGACCTGTCAGAAGCTACTGGGAAACTGTTCGCACTTCCAGCCGTGCTAGGCTCTGACTTGTCGGGTGTCAAAAGCCACGATTGCCCCGACTGGAGCAAATCGCTGATGGGCACAGAAGATGGATTTGGACCACCGACCTTCGGGCTATGAACCCGACGAGCTACAAGACTGCTCCACTCTGTGTCATGTACCCGGCTTAATTCATCGTTGCTCTTTGAAATGGTAAAATGTCACAAAACCCATTTCATCGAGAGCCGGGAATAACGATTGGAGGTTGTAAAAGGAAAATTTCCATGAAAACAGAAGTGAATCGTTGTGCTGCGTAACGGAATCGAACCGTTGCTTGCCAGCCGTGGGGGAGACAGGCTGGCATTCCCCTTACAATTGGAAACGCAACATATAAAGCCCGGTGAAGGCGAAAGAGTGAGAAAACCTCCACCGGTGAAAGGAGGAATATGCTTGTTGACACGCACGCGAGTAAAATGACAAAACCCCGCGTGAAAGCTATTCCTTTAAGGGAAGCTGCAAAACTTCCTGCGTACATTATAAGCCTTGTCAAGTGGTGAAATCAAATAAATAGACCCAGCGAACACAATATATTGTGTTTTTAATCAAAATGGACGCTTGACAGGCTCGATTTTACTGATTCCGTTGTAAAGTTCATCGGCAAGCTGTGCCAGACTATCCGGTGCATCATCGTGCGAAACTTTGCCAAGCTGCGTAAACATCGTCACCTGCTCCATGAACGCCTTGTACTCTTTCGACTGGTGTTTCTCGTCAAGGAAGTAAAACCGCTTGATGTCCGGCGCATACTGGATAATTCTGGACAGCTTGCTTTGACCACTGGGCGCACGTTGGCTGCGAACAGAGCAGTGATAGCCCTGCTGCCGGAGCTGGCTATCCACTACGTCACAGTATTCATCGCCGCCGTTGTTGGCTTCGCCACGCACCACATTGATTTTGTGCTGGATGATTTTGCCCACGACTTCCGGTCTGGTCAAGGTCTTATCGCCATTATTGAACACAAGGTCAAGAATGAACACGGCATCGCCGTACACATAAGCGATAGGACAGGCGGTAAAGTCACCGCCACCCCATGCAATATCCATGACCATGAGCTTCCGATCAGGTTCCCCGTCAGGCAGAACACCGTTGAAGTACCGCAGTTCGTCAGCAGGGAACAGCAGGCCTTCACGCACATAGGGCTTACCCATGTACTTTGCCCACCATGTTGCATCGTCAATGCTGGCTTTCATGTCGGCATAGTAGGAATCGTCAAAGCCAACGCCATAGTCATAATTGAAGTTGCTGTGTCCGTTCTCATCCACCGCAGGAATCACCCGAAATCTGTACTTTGGGTTGTCTGCATACTGGTTCTGGATGCGTCCAAGAGGGTCAAGCACGTTCCAGCGTGTGCCGACCATCAGCTCCAATGCACCCTGCTTTTTACGGTCTTTTAGCTGGTTCAAGTAGGCATCGTATTTGTTGTTCAAACGCTCAACATTCAGGCTTTCCTCCAAGTCCTCAATCAGGTCATCACTGTACAGAACGCCGCCCTCGCCGATTTCAACTGCGCCAGTCAGCGTACCGCCAATGGAGCGGCAAGTCAAAGTGGGAAAACGCTTTTTGCGGTTCAGGTCAACGCTTTCGTCTTTTGCACTCTTATCTACAAGCTGAACGTCAGGGAAGATTTTGCCCCAGTTATAGGTCACGGGGTCAGTGATGATAGACAGAACTTCTCCATAGAAGCCATTGGTCAGCTTGTCGGAATGTCCGCTCATAACCGATGCAACGTCAGGGCGGTTGCCCATCAGCCATGTGATAAAAAATATACAGAGCGTACTTTTTCCAGTTCTCGGAGGTTGACTTACTCCCAGAAATTCTACACGATGAAAAAACAAGTCCTCTAGGTCACGAACCAACGTCAGAAGAACCTTTCTTCTCGGCTGATAGAACTTCTTTTCCGGCGCACGGTTCCATTCAAGGTAGATGCAATAGCTGTCAAATACATCCTTTGCTTCAAACAGGTACGTTCGGCTGATAATGTCATAGACTTTTGCCACGTCCTCACCTGTTTTCATCTTGCCCATCATGGTTGCACAGACAGAGCGCAACTCGCCAGAATATTTGTAGGCATCGAACCGCTTGTCTTGCGACAGAGCGTCCCTCAAATTCACGACCGCTTGAAACCAGTCCTCGTAGACCTGTGCTTCTGTCGGATTCTGCTTTGCATACGCTTTGATGCTGTTGATGATGGCAATGCACTGTTTTGGCTGCATAAAAAATAGGCACCCCCTACCTGAAAATGTAAAGAGTGCCTACAACTGCACAAAAATCAAATATTCGGTTTTATAATTTCACTTCAGAAAATTATTTACTAAAATCCATCTTAATAAATGGGTTGCACAGTTTATTTGACTTCTTCTGCAAGCTGGTTGAGCCTGCGTTTCAACTCGTTTGCATCATAGTACAAAGCGTCCGCGATGGCATTGAGAATATCCGGCTTGTTGGTGTAATCACACAACGTTTCAATGAGCTTCAAGCTTTGATCTGACAATTTTGCGGTTTTCATGTCGTTTTCCTTTCGGTTTTATTCTCCCGCTTTGAAATTGTAAATGGGCTTAATGTGTTTTACAATATCAACTGTTGGGGAGATTGCGTTGATAATCTCCTGTGCTGGCTTATATGCCATCGGGCATTCATCTAACGTGGATTCATCGGCTGAGGTAGTGTAAATTCCGTTCATCTGCTTTTGATATTCTTCAACGCTGAATGCTTTTTTAGCCGCTGTTCTACTATACAGCCTACCAGCTCCATGCGGAGCAGAGAAATTCCAATCAGGATTGCCCTTGCCAACACAGATAAGGCTTCCGTCTCTCATATTAAGAGGAATAATCAGCTTCTCACCATCTCTAGCGGATACAGAGCCTTTTCGGATAATATCATCCGATTCATCAATATAGTTATGAACGGTTTCAAAGAAGGACGCATGGGTCAGTATAGAATTTATTCCAACGCCGTCTAAAATGGTATGCATAATTCTTGCCCGATTCATTTTCGCAAATGCCTGACAAATCCGCATATCGTTAAGGTAAGAATCACGTTCTTTCCCTTCAAGATAGCAAAGCTCATTCGGAATATCGGGGAACTGAACATCCAGCTCTTTGATTTTTTTCGAAATTTCCTGTTCACGGCCTTGCTTTTTCAGTTCCTCAATCAGTCGTTCCGTAGCTTCTTTTCTTTTGTTCTTTCCTTTGATATTAGAAATTGCTACGTTTTGATGATATTCTGCAACTTGTTTACCGAGATTCCTGCTTCCAGTATGGATAACAAGGTACTGGTTTTTTTCTTCATCTTCGTCCAGCTCGATAAAATGGTTTCCGCCACCCAAAGTACCCATGCTACGAAGAATCCAGTCAACATTATGCAGGCTATCTTTACAGTCAAGTTGGTTAAGAAAGGCTCCCGACATTTTCTGCGATTCGTGAACGTTCATTCCAGCCGGGACTCGTTCTCTGATTACTTTATCCAACTTTTCCGGGTCGATATGTTCAATTCCGAGTTCAGCAACAAGCATTCCGCAGCCAATGTCAACGCCGACAATATTGGGAATGACCTTCTTGCCCAAGTTTGCCGTGAATCCAATGACGCATCCAGAGCCAGCATGAACATCTGGCATAATGCGAATCTTGCATCCGTTAACAAAACTCTGATTGCAAAGCGTCAAAATCTGCTCTGATGCCTTATCTTCAATATTGTCCGTGAAAACTTTTGCAGAAGAATATTTTCCATTAATCGTTTTCAATGTATTCTCCCTTCTCATTTTATTATAGGTTACGAACAATGCCACCTGTTCTGTTCAGCAATCCGATACCATGTCTGGCGGGTTACACCAAGCTGTTTTGCAGCATCGGTGACGGTCAGCAGACGTTTTTCCACCTGTTCGTGCAGAATATCAAAGAGGTTTCGGTCATACTCCGTAGGCTTGCGGCCTTCCCTGTAATCGGGGCGCTGACTGGCAATCTTCTTGCCCTCTTTGGTGCGCTCAACAATCATGTCACGTTCAAACTGGGCAAATACAAGAAACATACCTCTCATAGCCCTACTAGCAGGGGTGTTGTCCATCACGCCAAGATTCAGCACGTTCACCCGGATTCCTTTTTCAATCCATGAATCAATCAGTTCATACCCACCGACAAGGCTTCTGGCAACACGATCTAGCTTTGTCACAACGATTGTATCGCCGCTCTGGACTTCCGCTTCCAGCTTGTCCAGTTCCTTACGTTCCATTTTAGTGCCGGTATAAACCTCTTTGAAAATCTTAGTTGCACCAGCGGCCTTGAGAGCTTCTTCCTGCGATTCAAGGCTGTTGCCGTCAATCGCCTGACCAGCGGAACTGACACGAGCGTAACCGTAAATCATTCGGGTTCACCGTCCTTTTCCTCTACGACTTCATAGCAACCAGCACGAGTGAGTTTCCCATTCGCAGGTTCTACAACCAGTCTGTACCCAAAAACTTCAAGAATCTGAACCATTGTAGATAATTTCATGTCATCAGCGAGGACACGAGAAGATGCGCTGGAAATGGTTTTGTAGTCAAGCTTTTCCCGGAGATATTCGTATGTTTTATGCTGATTCTTCATTATGTCACGAAGAATTTCGCTTGAGTTCACCTTGTTATTCGTTGCGGCCATTTTTCGTTCCTCTCTTTCTTTAATGCTAGTATACGCTTTCTAGCGTAAATTGTCAAGAAAAAATAAAAAAATAAGCTATCAGCACCCACCTACCAAAGTTTAGCTGATAGCTTATCCGTTACAAAAGAAGGTGCTGCAAGCAGTCTTTCTTTCGCGGTCTATTATATCAAAAAATGTCGGTCTATGCAAGCATCTGCAGAAGCGTATAACATCTAATAAGAAAAGCTAGCGGCTAGATGTTCTCTAACCACTGGCTTTTGTTTTATGCGTTAATCTTGAATGGCAACTACTTCATAAGAGCTATAACCAGTAAATCCACTCAATGGATGAAGCTCAAATGATGCTGTTTGGCCCGAAGCAAGGCTGTCCATGATGTAAGTATACTCACCGCCAACAGGAACTTCATTGCCTTCGGTGTCTTTCATTTTGTAAAGGACAATGACCTTGACTGCGTTGCTTGTGAACTGACTGTTGTTCGTAACCTGTCCAGTGAATCGCAAATCGTAGCCAGAGCCACGCTTAGAAACATTCGTGACGGCCAGTTCGCCAGCACGGACAATCTGATTGGCAGGACTTGCTTCGTGAACATTCCAGTTCTCTGCGCTTGTCGTATACTCAATTCTTGTCGGCTTAACGCCATCAGAGTCAAAAGCGATATAATCGCCATACCAATAAGAATCACCCTCGCCAACCCAGTCCAGCGTTTCAGAACCGGTCTTTAAGACGGAGCCATCTTCGCCGTATACCGTGACATTTAGCGAAACAAAATCGACCGCCCAATCGGTGTTGGGGTTTTCAACCAATACAGCGTAGAACACATAGTATCTCGTTTTACCGTACTCGTATTTAACTTCAAGGTGACTGTGGGATTCCTTAATGTTTATTGGCTGAACTTGCGTTGCATTAGTTTCTTCCAGCTCAACGGGAGCAGACCATTCATCGGGTTTCGTTGTTGCCATTGCGCTAATAGGCATGGCAAGCATCATAGCCGCTGCTAGAGCCACCGCAATGATTCTCTTCCTCATTTTTGATTCTCCCTTTCTTTGGCAAAAATTTTATATAACGTTTGAAATACCATGTGCCATAAGATACACACCAAAAACCAAAAGAGCGGAACCGATAATGATGCCCCATATTGAGGCGGAAATCTTTTCGTTCTTTTCGCGTCTTTCTTTATTCTTGTCATTCTTTTGATTCATTGCAGATTCCTCCCTTTCAAGGCTTGCAAGGCAAGTATAGCACAGAACACAGACCCTTTGTAGGGGTCTTTTTGTTTTTGCGGCGGAATTTTTGAAATTGGCGATAGGGGTGGGGGTTATTTTTGAGCCTTTTTTATTTTTTCGGTGGTTGAAAGGCTCACCACCCCACCCCCGGCGCTGCCTGTATACCCCGTCGGTGGAGACCCCAGCCCCAGCGCGCCCGGAACGACTGCGCACGGCAGGCAACAAGGCAGACATACAAAACACGACACACGCCCAGACGCTGGACACGCTGCACCGGTCTGCACTCGATACCAGACCGCCCACGCCGGGCAGATCGCACCGGCGGCGGGGCTGGAGGACGGGCAGTGTGTCCGAAACTGTGCAAAAGCGGACAAGCCAAAACCCAAAAAATAAATACGCAAAAAAACGTAAATACCTATTGACAATTACGCAAGAAAGCGTATAATATAATCAGACGCAAGAAAGCGTAACACCTACCAAATACCGTTACAAAACAGGAGGAAAAAAAACATGAAAACCACATTAAAAGATATTCGCCACTATGTTACCACCAACGCCGCAACCGACTTGACTAAAAAGAGCTTTTCGGAGATTGACGCAATTCGCGTTGCAGAATGCGGGTTTGAGACCATCGCATACAGCACAGGCCTGTATGGCTGCACCGGCGTCCTGGTAAAGGGCAACACCACCGGCAAACTGTACGCCGTCACCGCCCGCACGTCTGCGCTGTTTCAGGTTATGTGATAGGGGGGGTCAAACAATGATTACTCTTGACTTTTCCCAGTGGGCCGCCCTCTGGTACGTTGGCGGCATGATTTCCGGTGCGCTGGTTATGATCGCGTTTCTTAACAGCTAATAAGGAGGGGCAAAATGACAATTGATATTTATAAGCCGGAGCTTGCGGCAGAGTATCGCGGCAACGTTAAAGCCGCTATTAACGCCGGTGCTTATAGTATATGGGACGCGGACCGCATTACCGGCGCTTTTAATTTTGGGCACGGTACACAGGCCGATTTTGAGCGACACAAAAAAGCAAATTCCGCCTTGCATCTTTTTATGGAGGTATAAAAAAATGACGTTATTTGAAGAAAAGGTGAACGAATACCGCGAAAACAAGCGGCTTTTGGAAGAGCTTGAAGCAATGAACGAAAGCATTAAAGCTGATATTATCGGCATGATGCAGGGTGCGCCGGAAATGGCGCAAGGTACGGCAAAGGCTATCTATAAGGACGTTCAAAGTGTCCGGTTAGATAGCAAGCTTCTCAAGACGCTGCACCCGGATGTTTACGCCGAGTGCAGCAGCAAGACCACCTACAAGCGCTTCAGCGTGGTATAAAGGGGGTTATAACATGATTGACGAAAAAAGATTTAGCTGTGCACTTGCTGCACTCGATAAAGCCGGACAGCACCAAAAAACGGCAAAAGATAAAGCATATTATGACGGTATGCTGACCATGTTGCGTATAATCGTTTCTAACGGCTGGCAAGATGACATTTTTGTGCGCCGGAGCGACAGCGGATCACACTATATTTTCGACAAAACAGCCGAAGGGCGTATTTAAGGGGAGGCGCTGCACATGATATTTTCTTGTACCCTGTTCATCTTTTGGTTTTTCTCGGCACTGTTCAAGGCGTCCAAATAAGGACGCCGGAACACACTTATATAATATGGAGGGTTACACAATGACTAACACTAATAAGGGATATGACATCAATACAGGACTGTATACCACCCGTTACTACGCACGCAAGGCCGCAACCGGTGCAGACGTTGTTGTCAAGGTTTGCGGCGGCTATACCATCATGACGGCAACAGATTATAATGTTTGGCGCCGCCAGCGCTGACGCACTTTTATATTCAACCCCGCCCCAGTCCGGCGGGGTTTTTCTTTTGCCTTGCACCTGCTGAGGGTGCAGGGCTTTTATTTTGCCTTGCAGCGTATCAGCCACGCGCAAGCGTTTGCAGCGGCCTTTATTCCATCCATGCAATTATACAGCCAAAATGTTAAAAGCGTTTACAGGGCTTTACAGCGGCTTTTCCGTTGATTTGGCCCATTCCAGCGCACACAATACAGCAGCCACACAAGCCGCCTATGCACCACCTGTGCCACGTTGGAGGGCATACCGTCAAGCGCAGCGCCCGCGCTAATACCAGATACCACCGCCGCACCGGGACGCTGTGCAGCTCAGCACAGCCGCCCTATTATAATAAGGTATATAAGGGTGCAGGGGTGCGCTCCTTGCTATGGATCCATACCAGACAGTGCAGCACATCGCAAACCATACAAGCCCGGCGGCTTGCGATCTGGCACCGGTCAGCAGTTAGGGCACACACTCCACCCGGCGGGGCAGCCCAGCGGAAGGGACACGGCGGGCGGCGCGAAACCCTTGACGGCTGCCGCCGTATCTCTTTTCGGGCTTTCGCCCGATAGCTAATAGAGGTCAGCAATAGTCGCAGCGTTCCGGCTGGAATAGTCGTAACTTCTCCCGGCTGATAGTCGTGGAATAGTCGTAAAGTCGTCAGACGGCCAGTGTTTGAAAGTCCTATATATAGTATAATAACGAGCTATCCGCTGATAGTCGTAGAGTAATAGTCGTAGCGTTTTCTTGCGAGTTATCGTCAAATAGTCGTGTATTTTTTGTGTGAAATAGTCGTTCGCTTTTTAGGAGAATGGAGATGCGATAGTCGCTAAGCCGTCCGACATCCCACAAAATCAATAACTGTCAAGACACCTGTCAATTTTATTCTCAGACAGCCATACCAAATTCGTATACCAACAGTACTTATTATAATATACGCTTATATATCCTAGTAACTATCTGGGGATTATTCTGCTGAAATAGTCGTATCGTCAGATTTGGTCTATTCCCGCTCGATTTAATTCCCAGTAACGCACTATGGTATTCTAATCAATTCATAGCATTCTGCTAGGAATAGTCTATGCAACATTTGTACATATCAAACCGACTACAAAATAAAGTCAATTCTCCATGTGAAATAGTCGTGGAGTGTGATGGGTTAGACGCTGCTACTCTTTACAGGCTAGATGCTGTTACCGTTGAAGGTCACCCGGTCGGCGCGGTGCGCCGGACGATAGAGGGTGACGTAACGTAGAGGTCAAATAGACGGTATGCCTTTATTCAGCCAATAGAACCTGACGGTAAATGCCGGTCACGGTCTGGCCTGCTGGCTAACGGTATAGCTTTTGGAGATAGAGGGTTGTAGGGGGAAAGAACCTTTGCAAAGCATTTGGTTATCGTTTTCAGTTGTCGCAGTTGTCGCACCATTTTGGCGCGGGGGCCTCAAACAATTTATTTGTTTGAGGGGGGAGTTAGGGGGATTATAGGGGGTAATAGGGGTTGTAGGGGAAAGAGGGGGAAGAAAGGGGGGAAGATTGGATGTTTTTGCAATGTAACACCACTTTGCGCTGATAGTCGCAGCCGTTTTGTCTCATGCGCTTCGCTTTCGTCTCAATCTGCCCTGTGACTAGACGAATCTTTCTCAAATCCAGACCTTGCCGTTTTCCCCTGATAAATAACAAGAGAAAAAAGCACGGAATAGTCGCAGAGGGTAGTTTTACTACCTGACACCATTCCATGCTTTCTGATACAGTAGTTTTGTAGTCGTACGAGCTAAGATTAGATATTCTTGGCTTCTCTCGCCTTACGCAGACGCTCTGCCAGTGCTTCACGCTGCTCTTCGCTAATCTCACGAGTGACAGGCGGCCGGAACTTCACAAGACGTTTCGGCATCGAATAGGTCTTGGATTCCTTGCACCGCTTGGCAGACAGCTCCGCCATAAACTTGTATGTATCGGGGAACTGCTCACAGAGCTTGTCCAGTTTGCGAATGTAAACTGGGTCTGCCGTGTAGATTTCTGCGGTATCTTCCGCTGCGTTGAAGTTGATGATAGTCTCACGTTCGATGTTGGCAAGTGCCATAGTTGTTTTCTCCTTTGCGTTATTTCTGATTGATTTTCTTCTTGGGGCATGATTCAGGAAATTCATCGTAGCAAGCCCAGCATGGAATCGTTTTTCGACAAATCAGCCGCTCTTCCCTTTCAAGTTTTTCACGTTTTTCTCGCTCCTTGCGTTCTTTCTCGTGCCGTCTGTGTGCATTGGCAACGATTATATGAACAGCAGCCATGTTTGGAACCATAGTCTTTTCCTCCTGTATTTTGTGTAGTGAAAAATATTTATGGGGTTCAGACGGTAACTTTATCGCCCTGACCCTATTATCTGTTTTTCTTGCCTATTCTACTGTGGCGATTGGAGCGCAGAAGCGATGTTATATGCTTTTTTGTCCAATCTGCGCAATTCAAGCTTAGTCGGAAGCAAACCACGGCAAAAGTATGCACTCCCAAAAGGAGTTCCTTTTACTGGGCTATCCATGTGTTTTGGATTCATAAAATCTATTCTCTGGTCGAAACAAAGCATTTGAACGTCATTTTTGAAAATCTCAAATCTTGTTTTCCCTTGAATGCTATTTGCCGGAAGAAGTAATGCAAATGGTTTATTTAACTCGTATGCTCTACGAAGAACAGCGTCTTTTTTGCTAAACGGCGGATTTGAAGCAAGAATGTCCCATTTTTGAGGTTCGTAATCAAAAAAGTTCTGTCCATAGTCAATATGGCTATAAATCACTTTATTCCCATTGTTTTCCAAAACACTGACAAACGCAGACCATTCTTTGTCAAACGGACACCAAATAATCTTATTGTCTGGAATAAATTCTAAGAGAGGTCTTACGGCATACCTTGGCGTATACTCTTCATCTCCGTTTTTTGAACTGTCAGATTGTAAATATCCTATATTTTCTGCCACAAGTTATCACCTCACATCCATACGCATTCTTTGAACTGCTGGGTCTCCATCTGAAACGTGATGTCCAGTGACCCTACGTTGCCCTCTTTGTTCTTTTCAAGCGCAAAATGATAATGCGGCTCTGGCCGCTTTTTCGTGGTCACGTTCTGTGCCAGCAGAATGATTGCATCTGCGTCCTGTTCAATCTGTCCGCTCTCTCGCAGGTCTGCGGCAGTCGGTGGAATGCCTGTTCTTGCTGTCTCTCGATTGAGCTGTGCAAGAGCCACCACCAGCGTTCCTGTGGACTGTGCAAACTCGTGCAGCGCCATACTGATTTCCGTGACGGCACTGTATCGGTCTTTCGCTCCGGCTTGATGGATAAGCTGCAAATAGTCGATGAACACCACTTTTGCCTGCATCCTGATGGACTGCGTTCTAATCCATCCAACGCCCTTACCGGCAGCGGAGCGGACGTACAACGGATATTTCTTAATGGCTGCCAGTCGGTCAAGCTCGTCAATGCTGACAGTCTTGTTTTTGACTGTGTGTAGCGGTACGCCTAGCTGATTTGAGATAATGCGAGCATAGAGGGTATCAGGGTCTGTCTCTAGGCTGAAATACGCCACCTTACGTCCGCTTTTGGCTATTTCACAGGCAAGTTGCAGGGATAGAGCAGTTTTACCGGCAGACGGTCTGCCGCCGATCACAACGAAGTTGCCCAGCACAAGATGCAAGTTGTTGTCCAGCACTTTAAGCCCTGTGCTGATATACTCCGGTTTATCGTCTAGCTTGCGGATGTAATTGTCTATGCCATCACACATCGGGATGAAATCGCTTCTCTCGTTGTGCAGATTGATAGCTTCGCCTAGCTGCTCATAGATGCCTGTCAGGTCTGCGTATTTGGTCGAGCCATCAACGATTTTGAACGCAATTTCTCTGGTTCTGGACAACGCTGCCTGTTCCTTGACGATTCCAGCCCATCCAAGCATCATATCATGGGTGACGTTTCGGATGAACTCTGCGCCGAAGGCATCCAGACATTCACCCATTGCTTTCTTGCAGTTATCGTACCGCCCCATGACTTCTACCGGGTTCCATTTGTCGTTGTGTTCCCAATAACCATGAATGGCAGCGAATGTATCACGCAGTTCTGGGCAAAAATCGTCGATTTTAAGGTCTTGCAGCACATCGGCGTATTCCGAGAACGTGAGGACTGCTCCCAGCAGGACGTATTGGGTCTGATTTTCAATATTCACCGCAGAAAGTCTCCCTCGTCAGGCAATTCAGCCATCGTCTGCTGATAGCCACCGTTCCAGTCCTTCACGTTACGCATCCAGTTCCGTGCAGCAGCTTTCCAGTCCTTCATAGGCGATTTACCGACCTTCCAGCCATTCGCCGTGAAATGGTCAACAAATCGTTCTGCTTCTGATTCCATGTAACCCTTGTCCGCAAAGTATTCTTTGGCTTGCTCGATAGTTGGTGCCTTGAAGCGTTTGACTGCGTTGGTATTTTTCTTTTCACATTTTTCTTTTTTATCAGATTCAGATACAGAATCAGATACAGATAAGGCATCGTTTGCATCCATTTGCATATTTTGCATACCAGTGTATGCGTTTGCATCATTTGTATGCGTTTGTATGCATTTGCATTTTTCGTCGTTCCAACGCTTATTTGCACTCCGTCTGTTTTTCTCAATTCGCTCCTGTCTTTTCTGTGCATTCATATCGTCAAACGCCTTTACGACTTTCCAGAGCATCCGCATAGCACGGTCGTTGTCGTATGCTGGCTCAAGTCCAGTCTCAACATACTGTGCATAGTTGCGGACGAATGCTCCAAATTCCTCGTCTGTCAGCTCGTCCATTGCATGGACGTGCTCCAACAGGAGAATCATTGATGTTCTCGGCTTGTGTTCCTGCTCCATATTCAATCCTCTTTGTAGCGTTTGTTCCATGCTTCGATAAGGTCTTTTTTAACCTTTTCTTTATCAGCTTCGGAGCAATCAGAGCTGTATAGCTTGCTTTCCATGAATACCCGGCACTTACATCCATTTTTGCCGTTTCCTCTTGTTATAAGCATCCAGCTTGTCAAATAGTCGCCTGCTTCTGCAATGGCAACTTTCCCGCCGCAGAACGGACATCTTTTGAGTTCTGTCATTTTCTAAATCCCTCTCTCGTTCTCGTGATTCGCTTATGCTCCTTTACAGGCCTTTTGCCTTTTCCGTACGCTGGGCGGATATGTTTTGCCTTGATGTACCCACAAGGCGGCTTCGGCCCGAAGTCGAAAAGGCTCAAGTCCATAACGATGATTCCAAACTTCTTGTTCGTCATGTTTACTGCTCCTTACGCATACCATTTCGGTGCTTCGTTAAAGATTTCCACGCCTTCTGTAAAGCCAAGCCTATCTAAGGTATCGCACATAATGCCATCCATCACGCCATGCACACGCTCCTCATCATCTCCGTATACTCTGTACGCTTCTCGCATGGCAGCCGTAAACGAGTCAATCATATCTTGCGTAACAACGACATTCTTTTCCATAAGCCCTCCTACACCATCGGAAACGCCATCCAATGCGTCACCGTCACATCTTTCGGCAGTCTCTCGCCTATCTCGTCCCAGAACTGACCGTCTGCGTAACAGCCAAGAAAGTACGCTGTTGGCGAGATTCCTTGCAACATTTTTCCATCTTTATCACGCCACGTTGTCTTAGTCGCAAGCAACAAAGGCTGCGTCCGCTCTTTCTGTGGTTCGCTTGCCGGATGCCAAAGTGTGTTACTCATAGGTCGCATCCTCGCTCATTTCTGCTCCACAATTCGGGCAATAGCTGAAGGTTGCTTTCTGCCCTTGTTGTGCCACAAGGCAATGACTGCATTTCATCCAACTATGACCCATTGTCGAACCAAACATCCAGTGCGCTCTTTTATTAGCTTTTAATATTTCTCTTCGCTCATCGTAAAGTTCCAATAGCTCTTCCCCAACAATCGAAATCGGTTGGCGCATCTTCATAAGCTTTTTCATATCATATCGTGCAAGTTCAATGGCACGGTCTACTTCTTCTAGGGTTCTCATTCGTGTAAGCCCTTTCTCCCTTCAATCTCCGTCCCACACACCGTCAGGCCGCATCTTTGCAAACGCCAGCAAACCATACAAAGCGCGTTTGGCGTTGCCCTCTGTGGCGTGCCAGTAGTCGCTATCGTCTACATCGTCACCTAGTGCGGAGATGGCCTTTTCAAGCATCGGGATGCTCTCTGCGCCTGTTTTGCCGTAAATGGAACGGATTCCGTTTTTTCCAAACACATCTTTACGGTAGTAAAAGTCCGCATAGTTCCATGTGACGTTGAGCCACAGTTCTTTCGTTCCGCCCATAGCGCGCATACCACCAGCGATAAAATGCGTACTATCTGCTTTGAGCGGTTTATGCGTTACAGGGTCGCAAAGTGAAATATCATAGCTCATTTTCTCTTTTCTCCCATTCTTTGCAGCCACGTTCATCCCACACAAAGTCTGCAACATGTTCTGATTGGTCGTTCACGCACACGCCCTCCGGCTCTGCGTACCATTTGCAAGAGCCACAGGACGGCTCAGATTTGTTCTTGCAGGATTCTGCTGTGCATCGGATAGCCTTGCCAGCAGAAAACTGCTTGATGCCCATGCAAGAGCAATGTTCGGTGGTGCAGTAAACGTCCATTATCTCTCCCCTCTCTTTCTCTTTCTGTTGGCATTGAATTGCCCGATCACGCGCTTATACTCCTCGTAGCACTCCGGGCACAGGTCGCCTGTGTCCCTTCGCCACGCCCAGTCTTTGAAGTATTCGTCAGGGTTCATCATTCTACAGGCCTGTACCGCTCCGCAGCGGTCGCACACTCGCTTGTGGTAGATTCCCCTGTCAGTTTGCATTAGTCGTCCACCTCTCTGTACTCCACGTCAATCTCCTTCGGCAAAGTCGTCTGATACTTCTGGGCAAGCTGCTCTACGCTCTGGGCATCGCCCAACGGCTGTTCAGGAGGTGCAACGGTAACTTCCACGTTGTCACGCATACCAAAGTAGTTCTTGGCTCGGAAAATCCACTCTGCCGGGTTCTCCTGACCATACATACCGTTGTACGCCCACATGGACTGCATTTGCAGAATCAGCTTCAGAATGTACTTCTGCTGCAAGCTGTCGTCACGGCGCTTGCCTGTCATAATCTGTCTCAGGCTAGGCCATTCGATGCCTAGTACCAGCGCAATCCATTCCACCACAGGGGAGATTCTGGCTTCGATGCAAGCGTCAAAAAAGAAATCAAGGCGTTGCTGCACTTCAATCGGGTTGTTCATATCCACGCTTGGAAGGTCGCCAAAATACTTGGCTGCAATCATTCCGATGACCTTCTTGTCCTCTTCATCACCGATTCTTGACTGCAAATCGCCTGTGTTCATCATCTTCGATTTCTCGATAGCCAACTCTTGTTGTTCTTTCACCTTTTTGCTCACCTGTGAGCGGATAGATTTCCGCTTGTTAAGCATCTGTTGTTTCTTCTTCTCGCGCTCTTTTTCACGCTTCGCAGCGGCTTCTTCTTTCGCTTTTTGCGCTCGTTTCTCACGCTTTTTCTTTTCAGCTTCGGTTAGCGGCGGTCTGCCACGACCACGCTTTGGGGGTGTTGCCATGTGTCAGACCTCCTTTGGTGGTTCAGGAAGATACGCCCAATGAGTTACATCTCCAAATACAATGTACTCGTCGTGCTCTTGCCATAGTCCGTCATAAGATAAAAATGCAATTTCAATGCCGAACTTTTCTCTTTTTACGAGAACTTCTTTGTCTTTTTCGGGTAAAACTTTCTTGGCATCAAACCATATATTGGCGGGCTCAGATTTTTCCAATACGTTGGCTAAATCTAAAAACACATCTCCAATGCTACTTCTGATTTGTCCTTGTATGTATACGATGAAGTTTTTGCTATCCAAAAACGACTTCGCTTCATTCTTTTTGTCAACGCCAACAGTTTTCCACGCCGCAATGATTGGGTCAACATCAACCAGTTTCACACTCTCACCTCTTCATCTTTGCTTCGATGTTGTCTAGCTTCCATGCGATTTGCCAGACTGCACAGCAACCGTCCAAATGTCGCCACCAAGCGCACTTTTCTTTCTCGCATACGCACCGACCAAGCGGATTGCTGGTTAGCTTCATCGGGCAGTAAAGTTCGTTGTCCATGATTTTCCTTATCCTTCCAACTGAAGATGAGCGTTTACCATCTTGACGGGGAAAAGCTCATCTATCTGCAAAAACTCTCCGCTTTTTAAGCTGACACCGCCAGACAATTTACTTACCGAAAGGTTCACGTTAGCTTTCACGAGAATTTCGCCGTTCATCTCAAACACATCTCCATACTCTAGACACCCAAAATTGATTTCTTTTCTCTCAATGTCGCAAATTTCCATTATTTCCACCCCATCGCAACAGCCGTACAAACGACCAGACACACGTTGACAAACAGCCAAACAAGCACTGCCTGCCGTTCCTCAAACAGGCTGTTTGCCATGTTCTTGATTGTCCGTTCGGACTGAACTACTACCGCCAGCAGGACTAAGCAAACCAGCCAGCGGGTTGCAAATTCAAACATCATCGTTACCACCTGTTCATAATTTCAAATTCTCTCATGTGAAGTTTCTCACCGCAAAACGGGCAAAGCCGTTCTTCTTGAAATTCCTTCTTTTTCATATACGCTTCATGCTTCACGGATGTCATGCATCTATCACAAGAATAGGTCAAAATAAAATGAACCGGCTTTTCTTTTTGCTTTTCTTTCGGATAAATCTTTTCTTCAAATACATCGTACAGCTTTTGGAAACCAGCTTTTGCGCTCTTTACCCACATATCGTGTCCGGCTTCTGCTTCCTCTTTGCTGTCATATCCTCGAACAACAATCCACTCTCCACCCCTAAATTGTTCGTGTTGAATCGCCGTTTCGTAATTCCAATCCCTATCGTCAACGGCACAAGTATCAATGTGGTATCCGTTGATAGTGTCTTCCTTTAGCTCTCGTTCGTAACGAGGGCGCTGATTCATGAATCCAAAAAACTCACTCATAAAATCAAACATTGTTATCCTCCATCAAATCGTCCATGCTCAACTGACCGGGGAGAATGCCATCTTCCATCCACCAGCGAAAAACGTCCATTCCAGTTTGCCAGTCGCACGGCAGACCTTTTGATTTTCTGACATCAAGCATTCTTTCAAATGCAGAAATGTACATTTTTTCATAAGAAGGCCAGCGCATAAACTCACGCTGTCTGCCCCCCCTACCAGCCATAGGACAGCCGATGCAGCCAACACGCTTCTGCCCTTCGCAATACAGCGGATTAACAGGCAAGTGTTCGCTGTGCGTGTAATCCCACACATCATCGTCAGACCAGTCCACGATAGGATTGACAGTCATCTTGCCCTTAAGGTTGCAGGTCTCGAACAGCTGCCTTTTTTCATCATTGTCTCCCATAAGGATGATGCGCTTTTCCTTGTCACGATGGCTAAACTCCATCGTTCCACGGTTTTTCTTTCTGTTTGTGGATTCAGCCCAACGAACGCCAGTTGCAATGAATCGGTTTTTGCCAGTGTTCTCTTTCAGAACAGCACAGCAGTACCGCACAAGTCGTGTGGGCGGCATCAGCTTTTGCGGAATCAGTGTCCACATGGACACGGGTTTGTCCTTGTATCGTGGCATAACAATGGAGCATTTGATTCCACGTTCTTCCATCGCTTTGAACTGCTCAAGGATGAAATAGACCGTCTCCGGCGCATCTGCTGTGGTGTGGCTGTTGACCACCTCAAAGTTGATTCCGGCACGTTCAGCCAGAGCCACAAGCACTTGTGAATCCTTGCCGCCAGAGTATGTGACCATCAGCGGTTTCTTGTACCGATGCTCTGACAGCCTTGCAGCGTCCCGCAACCGTGCGATTGCAAGCTGTTCCTTGTCCATTAGCTCCACCTTTCCCTCAGCTCTTTTTCGACCTGTTCTGACTTTGCAGTGATGTAATCCGCAAACTCGTCAGGGGTCATGTCCTCGTTCTTGAACTGCCCGACCATCTCCCAGTACCTGTCACCAATGCGGATGATTTTCTGCACCTGTTCATCGGTCAGGTCTGCATCGCACCGAAGGTTCTGAATCAGTGCGCCCCATGTGGCGGCGATGCCATCCAGAGCCATGCGAAAGCCGTACAACTGGTTTTGCCGTGCGATTTTGCGGAGGTTGGTCGGCTTGACCTGTTTGCCGCACAGAGGACAGTTTCCGAATTTATTCATCTGACTGCTCCTTTGCTTCAAGGCGAGAGAGCCAACGATCAAGCTTTATCTCGGCGGTCTTATTGATTTCCTCCGAAACCCTTGCCTTGATGCATGGTTTTGAATCAGACAAATAGACCGTAAACGCAACTTTAATGTCTGCTAGTTCCTCTAGCAGATTTTCTTCACACTCCTCAACGCTCTTCGGTGTCGGGTTCGTGCCATCCAGCGCCCGTCGCAGCTTCAACGCAGCCTGTGCCAGTTCCGACGCTTCTTCTGCCAGCTGTGCCAAGATTTCGGTCTCGGGCAGAATGTCTGAAATTTTCCTTTGCATATCTCTACCTCTTTCAGTAGTATTCGATTTCAACCATTGAAGTGGATACAAGCTCAAATCGACCGTCTCCCAGAGGTATTTGGAGTAGTTTGTAATCTCTTGCACTAGAGATCGGAATCAGCTCGTTAAAGCTTTCCACCGTAATGGTGTACTTTGGATGCCGTGCGCTACCGTAACCTACTTTTTCAATTTCCGGGGAATAAACTGTAACATGGTAGCAAGGGTGGTCAGCGGTTTCAGTTTTAGTTTCGGCATCAGCAGATGTTGAACCACAGGATGTAAATAACAGTGTGAGTGACAGTGCCAGAATTGTAATCACAAGACAGATAAAACGATGATTGCTCACTTCTGTTCTCCTTTCAGTCGATGTACCGCCATGCAACAATTTTGGCATCGCTCGAAACCCACTCGCCACTACTTTGAAACCAGCGTTTATCGTTATATCTGCGGTACGCAATGTCGAGGTCTCCATTTTCAAGCTTTATTTCGACAGCCACGTTACATTGCGGTTGAGTAGTCATGTTGTTCCATTCGTTCTTGTTTCCGTTGTCTAGTATTTCTTTATTTGGCTCTAACCAGTCATTCAGTTCTTTCATGCAGGACGGACAAAGTTGAACTGGTTCTTCGCCCAGTCCAAAGCGGTTTCGTTCCACCGTACAATCCAAGAACAAAATCGAATTTGCTGTTCCGTAGCACTCGTTTATGCCAGGCACTTTCCGATTAAAAATCTCTCCACATCGGTCGCACTTAAATACCATTGCCATGTTCTTTCTCCAATCTCTTTAATAGCGCATCCACGTCATACCGCCAATGGACACGCAGCCTTTTTGCTTTAACCTCTATCCCCTCTTGCTCTGCCCACTGCCAAGGGATGCTTTTGCGACTCTCGTTGTATCGAAACGCCAGAACCTTGCTGGCAGGAATTGCAAAGGTGCGGTTGACCGCTCTGTAATTGACTATCACATGGGCGGTCTGACCGCTGTACCCCATTGCATCCACCATGTCCGTGATGTGTTTTTCCTTGTGGTATTTGCACTTTGCCTTGTCGTACTTGCCGAGCACCTTTTCCAGAGGGATAGAGGGCGTTTCAATGGTTTTTAGCTCAAACAGGTGGTTCATCGGGTATCGGTACACAAGGAAGTCGCAGATGTTGTCGATGGAAAAAGACAGGTTCTCGTTGCCACCGTAGTAGGTGGCAGCACTGTCCTTCAGGCGGTAGCACCACGCATCGGATGGAACGGATGCTTTGAAGTCTGCTTCAAACTGTTTCCCGGTGTTCATTCGTTGTCTCCCGGAATTTTAGGAATTAGCATCCAGAACTTGACTGGGTTTTTATTGTCAATCCACTTTCCGTTTACAAACTTCCTTTTCCCAATCAGATTTTCCCAGATCAAAGAATCGTAAACAGCAAGATAAATTCCATCTTCTTTCGGTTGTTTGTCTTTTACATTTGTCCACGCAATTGATGGAGCGTTTTCAAGCTGTTCGGCAAGTGCCAAAACAAGGTCAGAAGCGGCGTCAAGGGCAACACCTTTATTGTATTCAGAGTAAATTCCGCTGTTCATAAGCGCTTTAGCTTTGGCTTTTTTACTGTTCCCGGTTTCCTTCCACCCTTCAATAATCGGCTCTACGTCAACAAGTCTCATCCTCGTTCACCTCTAAATTCACTTCCGAGATACCGCTTCTTACCACGCTCCCGGTGCTTATCCTCGTAGTCACGGTGGTATACGCTCTGGCTGTTGTTCAGCTCATACACGAATGCCTTGCGCTCCTCGAAGTCTTTCTTCTCTGCCTTGTACTTCTCGCAAGTGTCGTGGCAAGCTTGGTGGCGTGATGTGCAGTTGAGACAACAGGTAATCATTCCAATTCACCCCCAAGTATCTGCCATAGCTTTTGCAACGCCCGGAAAAGTTTTTGCACGGCTCTTTGCGCGGTCAGTGGTAAACATGCCCTTGTGCTGTTCACTATGCTTGTGCGAGTAGGAACCAGACGGGCACCATGTCGCGGTAGGTTCTACGATGTTTGTTGGGTGCAGCGGCGGTACACCGCGTTCCCACAGTAGCGTTTTCTTGCTGTAAGGATGTCCGTACTCGTAGGGCTGGATTGCCTGCGTAGGCTTTGGGTAATCAAAAATCTTGCTGGGGGTAGGATTCTCAATCACCACTTTTTCGCAATCTGCCGCCCACACGGCAAGAAAAAGCGCCTTGCCGCACAATCCCTCATAATACCGGGAAAGATTGAGCTTTCCTCCCTTGTACAGGTGTCTTGCTCCCGCGTTGCTCGTCTTTGTGCAGGGGACAAATGCGATAATCATGTCCCAGCGGGGCACGTCATGCACGGTTCCGTCCATGGTCACGACCTGCCCTCCCTCGATAGCCTTTAGGCAGTCACCGAGAATATGCCATTCTGGATGTCCGCCGGACGGCTCAATCAGGTCGCAGGAATAGGCTTCGTGGCCTTTTGCGCGAAACGCTTTGCACACTTCTTGCGATTCCTCGCAGGCAATCAACACTTTCATATTTCCAAACGCCCGTCCAGCCAGATAGCGCAGCTCTTATATAAGGTAGGCGGTCAGGGTTTATGTCCTAAAAGGGCAAATCCGATGAATCGTCAATCACAGAGAAGTCGTCTGCGTTACCCTGAGAATAGTTCTGTGGTGCATCCTGCGCCCGATCGGCGGTTTTGCTGTCAGACTTGCCACCGCAGAAGTCAACCTTGTTCGCCATAATTTCTGTTGCGGTGCGGTTGTTTCCCTGCTTGTCGATATATTTCCGGGTCTGGATGCTGCCAGTCACCAGAATTAGGCTACCCTTCTGGAACCACTTGGAAACGAACAGTGCCGTATTACCAAATGCGGTGCAGTTGAAGAAGTCGGTTTCCTTCTGACCGCCACTCTGACGGTCACAAGCAATGCTGAACGTGCAAACATCCTTGCCAGACTTCGTGACCTTAGCTTCAGGCGTGTGAACCAGACGCCCCTGAATTGCGATAGAGTTGAGCATTGTTTAGCCCTCCTTCGGCTGTTTCTGTGCACAGTCCCAACACAGGACGCGCCCAAAGCGTTTTTTCGTGCTTCTTGCAGTTTCCAGCGGAGTGACTGTGCGGTTGTTGTACTGAATAGGCTGCAACTGCTTTCCGCAGCAAGCGCATGGGGGGATGGTTTCCGCTTCCGTTTGCTTCTGCTCAGGCTTGTTTGACCTGCTTGTAGTCTGCTTCTGGTACTCGTCCGTGTCAGCGTCCTTCGTATCGTCAATGCAAAACAAACCGTTCAGAGCGTACTTTCTGGCGTAGCTGCTTGCAGTGCCGGTAATCTGCGAATCGTCCATGCCCTTCTTAAACTCAGGCTCACGAGCGTATGCAGTCACCGTGTAGGTGGCACCATCCTGCGATTCAACCGTTGCAGTGGCTTCGATGTAGTGCCAACTGTCAACGATAACAGGTTTGTCGGAAAGCCGCAGCACAAGGCTATGCGCTTTCAAGATGGGCTTGACCGCTTCGAGAATGTCCTCGCACGAGCGGTACTTGTAGCCGCCAAATTTGTTCATCTGCCCCTTCGGGGCTTTCAGCTCTGACTGAACAGCCATCAGAGCTTCATGGATTTTGCTGTTGTCCATACGTTTCCTTTCTTTGGCTTCATTAGGCATCATTGTTCTTACTTCGGCTTAACTTGGCTGTACAAAATCACCCAGCTATCAGTTCTGCCAACTGTGCGCGGAGGTCTTTCAGCTCTGCTTCCCTGTCCTCAATCTCAGACTGTAAGTCCTCAATCGCTGCCAGCCGGTCAGCTTCTTTGGCTTCTGCTTCCTGCTCACGGGTTAGGAAATACACGCCATCATCCGGCTCTGTCACGCCACCGAATCTGTCAAGGTTAATCATTTTTCGACTTCCCTCTCTTGCGCTGTTCTTTGATTTGCAACGCACTGTGCCACTGGTCTTTGTCGATTTCGATGGTAGACCACCGGTAGTTACATACAAGGCACTTCTTGCGTCGAGCGATGCTGTCATAGTCTGATCGGCTATCAACCGTTGTGATGTTGTCACTACCGCACATCGGGCATTTCATCGTGCATCCCTCCACTCGTTGGTGTGATGAGGAATGCGTTTTACTTTGCGATTTTCCCGTTCGATACGTTCATTTTCAGAGCTGACCCCAATGGCGCACAAGATGAGTGCTGCGGCGAGGAAGCTACACGAAAGGAAAACGTATCCAAACATTGCTACTGTGCTCTGACTTTTCTGGATTGCATCGCCACATCCTACTGAAAAGATCGCTAACGCGATTCCAAGCGTACAAAGGACATTAGCTTTCAGGCTTTTCATTCTTATTACCTCCAAAACTAAGTATCCATGCCGTAGCCATTGCCACAGATGCCGTAATGATTCCACGGGTAGCTGATGCACCTACCAGAATTCCGATGTGATGCACCAACCAGAGGTTCAGCAGAAATACCGCCAAAACCACTGCCAGTGCTATGCCCCACATCAGGGCAACTTCAATAAATGCTTTCATCTTGTCTCCTTTCATTTTTGCCGTTGCTGTTCTGCTCCTAGCTACTCAATGCCTTAGCCTATTGTTTCTATTCTTTTCCGTTGCCTTTGCGTTTCTATACTCCGCTCCGCCTTTGCTTATCAAAGCTACGCCTTGCATCCATAGCCTTTGCTTCGCCGCTCATATCGGTTCCATGCAATTCCATTGCTCCGCCATGCCTTTGCAAGTCTCGTCAAATCAGCGCATCGCCATTGCCTCTCTTCATACTTCGCTTCGCATCGCCCTCGCTGCAGATTGCCTTTCAATGCTATTCCTTTGCAGCTCCTAGCGTTTCCTTGCCTTGCCTTTGCCACTCGGCTCGAAGCCTCGCCCTGCCTTTGCTCTTCAAAGTTCTACGCGTCCATGCCCTCGCTCTGCTTCTCGCCGCTTTTCCTTTGCCTTGCCTGTCTGTGCTTCTCAGTGCCGCTGCTCAGTCGTGCTCTGCCACTGCACAGCAGTTCACCTCATAGCCGTTGCCATGCGCCTCTCGGCCTTGCTCTGCCTTTGCTCTGCCTCTCTTTACCTCACGACGCTATGCCATTGCTTCGCTTTGCCGTGAATTGCCTTTGCCGTGCATTGCGACGCACGACCAATCGAACCTCAGCCTTGCCTCCGCGAATCAGGGCCGTCAATGCCATGCCGTTGCGCTCAGTCCTTCACCTCATAAGCGATGTAGGTAAAGCGGCCCTTTCCGCTGTTGCGCCACTGGCCGATGCCGCGCAGGATGCCATAATCCAGCCACTCACGCACAACCTTTTCGTGGCTGTCGTCAAGGAGGGTTACGTCAAACTCGCAGGTCGAACCAGCGGGAATCTGCTCGCTGTTGGCAAGGCTTACACGTTCGCCCTGTGCCGTCTGCGCACGCAGCGGACGCTGGCACTCGGTAATCTCGCCGTTCACATGAATTGGAATCATCCGGGGAGACACAAAAATAAGACCGTCAATGACCTTCTTGTATGCGGTGAGCTTGCCGGATTCATTCACGGCTTTCTTTTTTCCGGTTTCAGTTTTGCCTCCGATACGACCCAGCATACCGCAGGAATCCTTGAAGAAGCCCTTGACCTGATAATCGTACAGAATCGGCTGCCCTTCCTCGTTCCGGGGGAAAACCGTCATGCCCTTGTCTGCTACTGCGTCAGCACCCAGAGCTGCAACCTCGTCCTCGATGGTATTTGCATCCGGGGACTTGCTGGCGATGAACTCGCGTGCAATGTTCTGATTGCTAGGCCATGTGCCGAGAACCGCTTCGGTGAATGTGATTCTTACCTTGATTTTTTTCATTTTTGCTCACTCTTTCTTTCTCGATGCGTTCCAGCCGGTCTTTCTCTCGGCTGTTCCAGCGGATTTCCCGCTGGCCGTAGTATTTACCGTTCATCAGGAGCCTTCACATTTCCCTGTGCAAGTAAAGTGCTGTAATGGCCGTAGCTCATTCCAAGCTCTTTTGCTTTATCGTTCATCTGTTTGATGGTGTACTTCGGCTTAGGCTTTTCTTCCGTCTGGTTCCCTTCCGGTCTGGCTTTACGAGAAGGTGTTTTGATGTAATCCGGGTGTTCTTTCCACCAGTCTGCGATCTGTTTTCGTTTTACAGCGTTCGCACATTTCTGGTGGTACTTTTGATGTTCGTATACTTTACGCATCGGCTTTTTGCACCATTCGCACGGAACGACGCCATATGGAGCGCTTCGCGCTGCCTGGTTTTCCTTTTTAACCAACATTGCACATTCTTTGCAATACCGTTTGGTTTTGAGAACTTTACCAAGAAGACAGCCGCACCGCTCACAGTATTTAATTTCCATCCACTTCACTTGCCTTTCTTAAGGCTCTTTCATTGTGTTCAGAAAAACACTGGTCAAGAAACTGGATGAACTTTGCGATTTTCTTTGCATCTTCCGGCGTACAACCATTTTCTACAAAGCGCCTTGTCGCCTGCTCACGCTTGAAATCCGAGTAGGTCTTGGCCGCGGCGTCAATGGCAAACTTGGCTTCTTCCGGGTATTCAAGGTCTACCTTTAAGGTGATAATCTTCTCCATGTTCAGTCCTCCCATCCTCCGAAATCTTGCTGTTCTACAACAGCCCTGGTCTCGATTCTCGGCGTGATGCCAAGCTTCTTGAGCTGCTCATGGATGAGCTTTTCGCCCTCGACCGTCCAGACCGTTGTATTTGGAATGTAAGTCTTGCCGTTGGAGCGCTGAATGGCCTTGCCTTTGCGGTTCTTGGTGTAGCCCTTACCCTGATAGGGTTTGTACAGCACCCACTGACCATCGCTGTCTTTGTACTGGACTCGCTGGCTGTAAAGCAGCTTGTTCAGCTTTTCAGCAGTCAAACCGTAGTCCTTTGCGATGCTGGTGGCTGTCCGGCAGTTGTCTGCAATACACACGGCCCTGGCAAACTCTGCATCCGGTGTCAGCTCTGCAATCCGTTTGTCCTTCTCTTCCAGCTCTTCGTGCGCTGCGATCAGCGCAGTTGCAAGGAGCTGTGAGCGGGTAAGCTGCGGCTGTTCGGTCAGCTTCTTCTCCATCTCGTTGAACGCTGCAATGTACTTGAGCTTCCACTCAAGAGCCGCCTTTCCGGTAAAGCCCATAGCCAGCAGGGTGAAACCGTCACGGTTCATCAGGTAAGCCCTCTGTTCCCTGCCGTAGCTGTCCGGCGCTGTGGTTTCAAAAAACATCTCCCCAAAATTGGGGACATCTTTTTTGATTGCATCGATGTCACGCATCACATGATCGTGACGCTTTTCAAAGTTCTCGGCAATCTGGCGGCTGGATGCTACCGGTTCGCCGCTTTGCATGGATAGCACGATTTCTCTCATTTTTCCTCTCTTTCCTTTATAAGCTCAGCAAGAGCTTCTTTCACCTTAGCTTCCGCATTTTTAGGCTCACGCTTACCGTTCAGGATTTTCCCCAAGTATTCCGGTGCGCATCCCATTTCTGCAGCAAGCTCTCTGATTTCGATATTGTGAACATGAAGCGTTCCTACAACATCGCCTGTCCACTTAGGAAGCAAATTTTTTCTCCTTTCTTGTTCTAATACTTGAACTTCTTGAAAGAATGTGATAATATTATGGTGTCAAGCAAAAACATTATCGAACGTTCTTCTATTTGTTCAAAGCTTTTAATTTGTTCTACCGATTGAACTCGGTATCTTTATTAAAGCACAAGTAGTAGAACTTTTCAAGTGTTTTTGTTCAAGTGGTAGAACTTTGTCATCTTGTACAAGCACTGGAGGTAAGTTTTGTGTTTTTTGACACTTTCGTAAAACTATGCGAAGAAAAGGGAGTAAAGCCATCTCGTGCTTTAACCGATGCTGGTGTCCCAAAATCCGCTTATAGTTATTGGAGAACAGAAGCAAGTTTCGGAAACGATGCAAAGCCGACCAATCAGAATGCAGTTAAGTTGGCGCAGTACTTTGGCGTTACTGTAGACTACCTTCTCACTGGCGAACAAAAAGAAAACCCGCCCCAACAGCCGCAAAGTGAAGTTGATGCAGCAGTGGAGCGGATTAGAAAA